ATGAGATCAGTTGTGTCGTCTTTGTAATCGCTATCAATAAGGTTGTCCTGATCTTTGTTGACCATTTGAGCATAGGAAGGAGTCCCTTCAACAGTAAATAGTTGAGCAACCGTAGCTAGGTCTTCTGCCGCTGCTCCCTCAACACCTTTTTGCGGCTCGGTAAATGGAACCGTTCCATCACTCCTTACGAATGGTGTTAGATCAATACACGGAGGTATTACATCACCCACAGGGAGGTCAGAATCACCATTTGGATATGACCAAGCTCCGTCGGTTGTCGCAGCCCAAGCGGAGTTGTCTAGTCCTGTTGGTATTGAGTCTCCGTTATTGTACTTGGTTGTACGTAATGATTGCTTCATTATGTAATACGGGTCTATGAAAATAACGTCATAAACATTCCCGTCTGCATCTGTAACCGTTGGTCCGGGGTCAACCAAAGTAAACCCTCTGATATTCAGTCCTTCATTGAGCGATACCCCACCTACCGTTAAAGCATTAGCCCCATTCCACTTAGCATAATTCCTGTCATCAAAAGTTCCTTCTCCTATGGCACAAACTAAAAATCTTGCAAATCCATCAAACTCCGAATAATTTCCATTAGCTAATCTATACCCTGCAGCATAAGCAGAAAACCCTAATAAATCAGTTCCCTCTAATCCTGAAGGCCAATAGGGTCTATCGTCAACTCCTTGCACTCTAGTTGAAGTTAGTTGATCTTCATCTAACGGAAAGAAAAAATCTGTACAATCTGAGAAACTATCAAGTAAACTCATTCCTTCAGGAAGTATACCTCTAGCATCTAATTGAGCACGTACATTATAGAGTAAGCCATATCCTTCCACGACAACTGGTTCCGTGCTTGGGCATCCCTCATCAGCCCCAAAAGGTTTCCAAGCTGTATTGTCACTTAAGTTGCCACCATCTTGAATGTCCAAATATTGCCATTGGGAAGTGCCATCACCAATATCATTGACGAAGCAGATCATTCCCGCATAACGGTAGTTGACATCAATTGCATCACGCCCGGCTATACTAGCAACTTTCTGTCGGTCGTCAAGAGGTTTAGGAGCTCTTGGATCAAAATTATCATTGATTGAGTTAGCCATTCTATTGGGATATTATCATTTGAATCACCACTTCAGTCGGGTAATTGGAGACATATAGGTCATAATCAATACCCGAAAAATTTCCGCTTGCAATCGATTCAATTACGGGTGCCGCAAACAAGTCGGAAGGAGAACCAATTGAGCCTTGATTAATCAGCGTCACAAGCCATGTCAAAAAAGAAGGCTCAGAACTAGGTACCGCAAACCATAAATACTCAGACGAAGAACTGCCAAAGGTTATGGCCAAGTCCTCAGCTATTTTTTCAAGGACTTCATTTCCCCCGGGTATGTCAATAGTAACTATGTCGTTTGTTACCCCCCAAAACCAAGGGTAAATCCATTCATACACTACTTGGTTGGTTTCTATGTTTCCTGCGAGGATCTGCCCTGTAGGAAAAGGTGTGCCACGACTATTATCTAACACTGGACCATCGGCATACTGGTAATCCCCTTCATACACAATTAAGCCTGGGGCATTAAGGACAGCACCAGTATCAGTGAATGAGTCACTATTGCTTATGACTGCTGCATCTTTACTCAGTTCAAAAAGAGTTATATCCCCTGCGTTTGCTTGATCAAATGAAGCGTTGAGTATTAGGTCCGCGGCAGTGGCCACCTTTATGAGTTTCGGGTCAGAACCCTGAAGGAGTGCTGTAGGACTCTCGTATTCTGGATTTACAATAGGAAATAACAATTGATCAAAGAGTGAAGAGAAAGACTCACCGTTTAAATCTGCAACACTTGTTCCTTCGGGGATTCCCCCGACATCCAAAAGCATTTCAATCAGTTCATCTAAGCCCGATTGATAAGTGGTGGTCCCTGGCGCACTTAAGAAACTCACCCAAGCGGTTCCGTTCCAATATAAAATATCGTAAGTGTTATTATTTATTGGCTTAAACCAAATGACATCGGTTCTTGATGGTGCTGAAGCTGAAACTACCTTGGCTGAAACATAACCAAGAAACTGAGATGTATCATTACAATTGTTTTTTTCTAACATTCTTTCTTGGCTTAATGCCCAGCATACCGTCTTCACGGATAAAAAGTCGATCTGCCAATCTCCCTTGGGCATACAGAGCACCTGTATCTTCCTGAAGCACAAATGATGTTTTGGCAAATATGCTTAGGGAGCCATCTCGACTATTTATATGGGCTTTTATTTTAACACTCATTGAAGTCCTTTTTAATCTTACGCATGAGCGTTTGATCTCCACGCCCCAAAGTACCTAAACATTCGTCTGAGTCATCCGTACAGTATGGATAAACTTTGCACGTAAAGTTGTTCATGGTGCTTCCGACCCCAATAAAACGTATGATAAACTTGAATTGATTTTCAGTGTCTACGCTAGTAATCAAGCGCAGTTCAGACCTTAGAAGCTCTACTGTATGTCCCCTTGATGGGTGATTCTCAAATTTTATCTGCTGGCTCATGGCGTTTGCATTGATACGGTGTACTTCACTGAGGCACTGGACAATGATATTGTAGATTCCTCAAAACACGAGAGACGCACAATCATTACTCTTCCCCTCATACTCTCCCCATTTACAAGGGCTAGTGTCGGTTTGGAGAATCCTGGGCTCAATAAGTTACCTTTTATTTCTCCATTATATTTACTCTCTGATCTCTCAATATTATCTTCAAATATTCGGGAGAGCATGTCTTTTTGCGTTCCTGAGTATTCCGCAGGAATCGATAACTCAAAAGCTTGCCACTTACCATTGGATGTCTCGGTTAGCTGATCGAATACCTTATCTACATTAAACTGATCATTGGCAGCAAAGTCTATTCGGGGAAATTTTCTTGTTCTATCAAATATACCATCTTTACCCATCCAAAATCTAAATGTCTGCCCCTCAACTGAGCCATACACTGCGCTTCCAATAAACCCAATGTGTTCGTATGAAGCATCCATGTGTACCTTCCACCTCTTGTCATCTTCAGAAAAGATAACCATTTCCCCTTCAATTGAAGCTTCTATTGTTCTGGGGTATACGGATGTGATCAGAATATTGTGTCTATCGTCAAATACACTCTGAACAGAGTAGCTGGCTTCTTTGAGTTTTAGCAAGTCATTGGCCTTGTTTGCCCAAAAGGTTTGATACTTGTAGTCTGATATTGGAAAGATGCCATTCGATGCATTTCGACACCAGGTCCCCATAGACTTGTCAAAGAAATAAGTATGGGTTTTTGACTTAGAAATAGATGAAGGGTCTTGACACCCCCATTTATCCTTTGACGGAACGATTGATCCAAAGGTTTGCTCACTTAAGCCGATCTGGTTGGTGGTCCCGTCTTGATTGGTGGCCATGGTGCGCCCAATGTAGACGCTGTTGACTTTATGCTGCTGATAGACCTCTAGGGTATACCCCTTCATAATAAGCCCTGTAATGGCCCCAAAATCGATTCCTACGTTGGCTACATTAAATGGAGATATAGCCCAGAGGTCATTTATAATCGATTCCTCAAAATACGACCCCCCATGAAGTATGCTTGATGTGAATTTTTTGCGCTCAGATTGTGCGTCATATATGACAACACGCCCTTTATCATACTCAGAGAAAAGAAACCAATCACTAAATCTTGAGTCCTCAATATAAGGGAGTACCCCAGGAGGGCTTAACGGGTATACCCTTTGCCGAATGTAAACGTCTCCATTATTGAAAGTTGTTTCTGCTGGAATACTAAGGTCTGCGGATTGATCGACCCTTGCCCCTGAATGCCTTCTTTGCAGAGTCCCAGGGTCAATTATCTTAAATTCTTGACCAAATTCATGATAGAATTCATTTTGATCATTAATAAGCTTAGGCGTGTAAATCTCAACTATTGATTCAGGAGTTATAGAGGCCGCTATGTTTGTTTTGATTACTACATCGTAGCCATCTACGCTAACAATCTCTATCTCTTCATAAAAAGTTTCAAATGGATAATCATCTGTAGTAGCATCAGAATAAAGCCTCATAACATCACCCTCAGTAATGGCGTGATTTATAGAGTTACCAGAAGTAACGTCAGAGCTATCCAGACCATAAGGATTTAATTTCAGCTTTACTAAACTATTCAAAGTATCGTAAGTGTAATCGGTCTCTTCAACCATGAAGTACCCAAATGATTGAACGTTTACGCTTGGCGCTAGTGCCCATTGGTAATGGGTTGCAAAAGCAGGTGGTCGATGGAATATTTTAGACTTGATGATGTTGGCATAAATTTCCGTAGCATCTGCCGCTGGCTGTTCTGTCGCCGAGGGAATGTAAATCTTAAAACCCTTGGCTCCCTCAATTCTATTAGTTACTCCCGCATTGTCCCTATTAAAATTGTCGTAGTAGTTTAGGCATAGATAGGCGTATGAGCCTGACTTAAATGACTTGATCGTGTCTGGCGTGGTTGAGTTGATGATGTCTTCTTGATTGTATATGAACCTAGAATCTCCGCTTTCACGAGTAGATGCTGTAAACTCAACCATCAACCCAGTAAACTTTATTCCTATTGCAGTACCCAAGAATAGTAGAGGAAAATGTGTAGTTCCCTCAAACTCGTCTAAGGCTGGATTTAATTCGATAGTAGCTGGGATAACAGCAAATTCAATTAAATAAGTCTCATTGTAAACTAAGAGTTTTGCTTGAAGCACAGCAAATAATTGATCCATAAAAAACTCAAGCCCATTCACGTAGTCCTGTTCTGTAACCTCATAGAAAGTCTCAAAGGCAGTGACCTCTGGTGTCCATGACAAGCTATATGTGGGATCGTCAAACTGTACGGCTGGTTGTTGCGTATTCAAAAAGAATAAGTCTGGCTTAAGTGTCACAGCTACAATCTCCCCAGGTAACGGGACAGTATCAAAATATAAATAGCTGTTTGAAGCAAACTCACTTGATACTGCGTTATAGAAGTTTACTGGTACGGACGTTACCGTTGGGTTTATCCTCTCATGTGTAAGCTCAATATTTGGTGAGGGCTTGTCATTTCCTGCCTCAAAGTTCCCATAAACTATCTTGTTGGTATTCAGGTATTCTTGATAATCTGCAGTAATTGGAATGTAATTGAAGTTCCTGAAGGTGCTTGAGTATAATTCCCCAGCTTCTTGGCCTGTGAAATTAGCAACCCCAATTGTGTTGTCAGACATGTTTTCATCCGATTTTCTGATTGTTCTAAATATTTTCCAAGCGCCAATATTCCCTTCTCTAAACATGAGGACAATACTTTCGACAGTATGCATCCCAGTATTGAAGTTTACCTCAATGCCATTTCTAATATTGTCGGTACCAAAAAGTTTACCTGTGGGACCCCATTGTGATTGCGGGATAACTAAGTTACTTATAGGGCTTGGTGTGCTCCTTCCATTGTCATCATAAACATAAAAATAAGAAAACTGATATGTTTGATTTACAATGTGATTAGTCTTAATTTCTGGTAGGGTAATGTATCTGGATTGAGGTCTAAAGTTCGGGGGCAGTGCTCCTGCCAGAATAGTGTCTGAGTCTATTGTTTGGTAGCCATTAATTGAGCCACCATCAGAAACCGTGAAGAGCCTCATCTTTTCAAGGTTGAAAGATTTTGGTGGCTGACCCTCTTGCGACCAAGTTAAAATACCATCAATAACATTAGCGCAATTAATTCGATTCGTATTGAACCCAAGATAAGACCCCCTCGCGATAACCTCAGCAACATCATTTCTATCGACCTGCTGAATAACGTGCCCACCATTGGCTTCTCGAATGAATTCAATAAGCTTGTTGCTCTCGTTATCTTGGGTTTTACCAATAGTCTCATACTCTCCAGGTCCCAGGTCTTGAGTCATGGCTTTGTCACCTGCAATTGTTCGCACTGAACCTTTTGCCCCCTTATTATTGAAACCTATTTCTACGTTTTCAGCGTAAATGTAGTCCTCCTTAGGGATGAGCTCTATGCTATCATCACTATTGAGTCCACCAGTCGGGATGAATATATGTTGGCCTTTCATTATCGTTTAGCTCCTTGCTTGTATGATTCATAAAATGCATCCAAGACCTCATCAAGTGTTGGGGTGCTTACGTATCGATCTAATAGATTCTCAGCATCTCTGAGTGCTTGCATCTGAAGCCCAATTAAGCTTCCGTATTCTTTAACGTTTCTTGCGTAATGTTCTAAGATGAGGTGTTGACGAACACAGTTTACAGCCTCAAGCGGAACCATGCTTGTGCCATCCTTCTTTACCCCACTCGATGTATACTCAAGAATAAGTTCATTCTTAGGTAATGACCCATCTATAGATAAGAGTCTTTCTTCTCTATCAATGTTGAAGTATCCAACATTCCATCCACCACCGCGGCCCAACATTCCAGTCACTAATGATCCATTTCGGTAGTGATCGGCAAATGCATAACCCCCACTAGGAATACTTACTGCATTCGTGCTGGTAGGTATTCTTTCCCCACAAGCTTCTTTACGTGGCAGGACAAGGTGCTCATTGAGTCCCAGGGTCCACATCTCCCCGTTTAACTCCATTCCCACCTTCAGGTAGTCAACGAAGTCATTTGGAAGCGTGAAGAGGTTTGTTGAACTGGCATCGTAATACTTGACAGCTATGTTCGGGAGGTAGAGCATATTCAGTTTCTCACTGTAATACTCATTGGCGATGACAGTGAACCTTTCAATCATCTTGTCCCCTTCGCCACCAATCCTGAGTAGTGCACTGGCTACAATGTAGGCCATGGATTTAGGGGCATCTATATATTCACTCATCTTTCGTCGTTTATTTTGTCTTCAGGTGGTTGCCCGAAATACAAGGATTTAGTAATCAAGAATAAATCAACCTCGCCCTTTGGGGGAAGCTTCACGTCATCTTCCCAGTCAATGCTATCCAATGAGGCCACAATTCTTATGTCAAAAGAGCTGCACTCTGAGACTGGCTTCACAATGATTCTATTGGCCGAGGTACTGTAAGTGCCATTATGCTGATTGGCCAATGCTTTCTGAAGGATTGACATAATTTGATCAGCCGCAGGATTTCTGTGTACAAAGGCATTCTCTGGCTGAAGATGTGGGTAGATACTTCTGATTCCCTCTTGATTGACTGTGGCGATCCCTTTATACTTTGGGGTCAGGGAATAAATTTGATCGCTAACCTTTACAAACGGTACCTTTTCCTCAGTGTAGGTAAAGTCACTCAATATAGAACTGTACTCCGAAGTGTTTCGGCTTACGAGTCTATTGATTAGAGTCTCATACCCAAATGACAAGTACATTGCCATCAAGTCCTCATCGAGTGCGGCAAGCTTATCGTCTGTCATCCTGTTTCCAGAGAACGACTCTTGAAAGAGGTTAATTAGTTTTTGTTTTGTCATTGACCCGATTGTTTGCGGCTTTGAGAATCTTGATAGGCAAATTGGTCGCGTATCGTAATGGCTATTTCATTATAAACCATGTCTAACATTTCTGTATGAATGTTGCCTGGCCACTCAAGCTCCACCGACCTACTGATTGCGCCAGTGTCAAGCTCACCAGTACCATCATGAGTCGCCCCTGGTGGTAGGTATACTTGCTTGTCCCCACTCATTATGAAATCATAAACAGGTGTTTTAGGGATTCGGTAGTAAGGGAGATCGACCCTTTTTATTCCCAATGGTAAAATCTCCAATGACATACCCCCCTCTGCTAATCTGGCTCTCGGCTTTCGAAGTGTAGGCTTTCGGATTTCACTTGACTGGATAATGCCCCATTCACCCTCAAAGGCCAAAGCAATTGGCTTAGTGAACTTCTCACCCTCCTTCACATAAGTATGTCGAAGGCCACCCAGCCTAATAAAGTCAGTTGGCAACGCAGCATATCCATTAACCACTGGGACTCCTTGAGACTGCCCCCCTTTTCTCTGAAGGCAAAACCTGAGTGATTCGGGTATTTGGAAAGACACATCAAGTGCTTGCCTTGGCACGGCCTGACCTGGGGAAAATTCCTCAGGTAGGCCAGCTTTTTTATTGAAGAGCTTAATATTTGAAACCCTTAGCGCATGATTAAACCGGTCGGGCTTTGTAGTCCTCCCATTCTGATCCTTATTCAGGCGCTCATTGATTGATGTCAATAACTGATCTAGTGTCATGTCTTAAGATATTTCGGAAACTAACATACAGGTACTTTGATTTATGAATCCTTTAGCACCAATAAACGTGAGCATTATTGCTTCCCCATCTGCTATTGTTCTAACAATCGCTGCAAAATCAGCACCTCTAAAAGCAGAAGTCGTTAAGGTTAGTGTTCTGGTTGTACCACTTGAGTTTTGAACCATGAACACATACATTCTTCCATCAACAATCTCACTACTATTTGATGTGCTTATAGTTAAGTCGTTAGTCCCAAGATTAAAGGTAAACATCTGAGCCGCCAAACTGAAGTCAATACTATATGCCGTGTCCCCGAAGGTGTTCCCGTCATTAATTACTGGTAACTTAACCCCTCCATACGTTGAAGTTTCAGGTATCTCAGTGCTAATGAGCATCATTTTAGCAGAAGCAAAGAGAGCAGGTATCCCAATAAAAGTCAGTATTGCTGTTTTTCCTGCAGGAATAGATGCTTCTGGTAACGCAAGATTTTCAGGCCCCTCGTATATAGCAGAAGAGAATTGTATTTTTATATCTGTTGAAAAATTCCTTATGGTAAAGACATAAATTCTTCCATCTACAATTCCTGATTGATTAAGGCCAGCTATTCCAATATCCTCCCCAGAGGTGACGCTTAACTCAAAATGCTGTTTGTCAAGATTAAAATCAGGTTGGTAAAAACTAGGGGTGTTTGAGACAAGAATAGATGGTAGCGATACCGATTCTAAATTAACCCTAGATGTTTCGTTGCTTATCAAGTAAAGTGCGTTTGCACTTTGCGTAAGGTTTGATCCAATAAAAGTAAAAGAAGCTACATTTCCAGATTTTATTGCAAATGGCTCTTGGAAGAACCCAGGGCTAGTAAACCCTTGCCCAAAAGTCACAATCATATTACCAAATTGCGCTTTTACGTTGAACACATATAGCCTTCCCTCAACAATGTTTGCTGTACTAGGAGCCTGTATATCTAAGTCTCCTGTAGAGTTTTTGTTTATGGTGTAGAATTGCTTATTGTCTGCAAAAACAACATCATACTGAGTTGCTGATCCAATGGGTCCTACATTTATGGATGGGAGGTCTACTGATTCTGATGCTCCTATTGCATAGTCTGAACCAACAGGGAGCAAGTAAACATCACCCCCTATATCTGCTCCTATAAAAGTGAATCCCGCAGTTGCTCCTGAAGCCAAGTCAATTTCTGGGGCAAAAACAAATGGGTCAGTATCCCATGATATAGTGTTTGTCTCAACTCCATTGTTTCTTATGCTCAATCTATAAACTTGCCCCTCTAGCATGTTTGTCGCAGCAAATTCTAAATCCCCGTTCGCGAAAGGAACGTAAACGTTATTTCCTAGAGCAAGGTCTATTGAGTATGTCGGCCCAGATTGAGACGCTATTTCTTGGTATGCCTCTACTGCAAACCCCACATCATTAGCGAAAGAACTAAGATTATCTCCTGGCTGTGATGCGGATTGAGCTGCCGCTAGTATTGATATAACCCCAGCGGTTAGTGTAACGAGAATATTTTCTGCATCCGAATCGTCAACTTCTATATATTCATCACCCTCAACGGTTCGGACTGCCTCGCCAAGGATGTTCCCCACCACCTGCCATGACAAAGTACCTGAATTATTGTATCGCTCCCAAAGATCCCCGTTACTCTCATTCAAGGCTACGGTTCCTAAAGGTTGCGCCAATGATCCTGGGTCCCCTGTAATCACGATGAAACTAGCCCCATCTTCACCTTGCAATGATGCTGCCAGTTCAGAGCTCAACTGAAGGTTGTAATTTGTAGTTGTTCCGGCTATAATTGAAGTGATGGATATTGAACCATCGGGACTTACAAACGTGGCATCTAATCCACTTCCACCCAACACTGCTGTTACAGGTGTAACCTTTCTTGATAGCCCATCAGGGTTCTCATCACATCCACAATCACACCCCGTCTCGCCAAAAATATTTTTGATTTGTGTAAGTAGAGTCCGATAGCCAGTTTGCCCACAGTAACGAATGAGCCTAGCCAATTGGATTTTGCTTGATATTTGCAGTAATTGCTTACCCAATGATGCGGCCTTTGACTGGTCTGTGCATAGTGCATCTTCGTACCTTTTTATTAGACTCTCATAGCAACCAGTAATGCAACATAGACTCTCGGAACAATCTACAAGATGTGCTTTTGATGCAATCAATGTGCTCTCGACATAAGTATTCCTCTTTGCATCTAAAATAAATTGCATCGACCTCTCAACAACAAAACTGTATGTCCCAGTGTAAAGCTCTGACAGTTTCTTTGATTGTGAAGAAAAAACCACATCAGAAGGTGGATTCACGGCATTCTCAGGATACTTTATGGTTGCTATTCTAGTGTCCGTTCCAATGTCATACGCAAAGAGAGTGTTGTCAGTAAATTCAATGGTTCCATAATCACAATCAGAAACCGCTTCAATACTTAATTCAGGATAAGAGAAAATGTAGCTGAATGACTTTAGGGTCTGCTCATAGCTTATAGTCCCCAAAGTAGCAGCCTCATCAGTAGGAACCGAAACGTCAGGCAAAGTAGAACCCAAGTTGATCGTAGGGAACCCACTAGAATCATAAGTAACAGATACTATCGTGTAAGTTCCAGCATTTGGTGCCGCCCCACCTCCCAAGACAGCATTTATACTCACATCTATGGACTCATCGATAAGTAATACTTGACTAATCTTGATGGCAGTTGCGCTAATAAAGCTGAAATTATATGAACCAGAATTCTTGGTCCTGGTGTTCATTTCATAATTGTAAACACCTTGGACAGGAGCGTCAGTAGCAATATCTTCATTCAGTGACCCCAGGGTAAACACCCTGCTTACATCATAGTCGATGTCTGGTGATTCATAGTCAGTGTTTAGGTGAATCACTTCTCCCGTTGGATCGGTGACTTTAAAAACACTATCTACTTCAGTTTCATCCAGGCCCAAAGAAGTTAGGTTGGTTATATCTTCAAGTTTTAAAGATGAGATGTTATTCTCTGCATCTGAGGCATCAATAACAAAAGTTTGCTTAGTCTGGAAGCTCATGTCTTATAGATTTATGGGTGCAAAATAACGAAAGCCCTGATTCGTAGAACCAGGGCTTTCGTATTTGAATAAACAACGACTTCTTAATTGTCGGAGTCACCAGCATCTTCAGGTGCGCTATCTATACTCTTCACGGCTGTTTGAAGAGCTTTCAAGCTCCTTGGGTTATTTTCCAAATGCCTTATAAGCACCTCTTCTTTTTGATTTGCTTGGTTTCCGCTAAGTTTCAGAAGCACTCCTGCGGATTTACTACCTTTTTCATCAAAGAATGTCCAACACTTATTGTTGTTCACATATTTCAAGATGTTTGAGTCAATGGCGATTGAAAGAGATTGCTTGATCTCATCTTTAACATCGGGCTTACTTAAGCCTTCGTACTTCGCCTTGAACTCTGTGTAGTTCCTATCAATACTCTGATGAATAGCTGGGTTCTCAAGGATACTAAAGAGCTTGCTTCGGATGATGTTGATGTCATCTTTCTGGCTATTCACCACTCTGTACATGGCGGCAATGTCACGGAGATCAGATTCAGAACCTACCTCAAGGATGAAATTGTCAACACTTGTTCGAAGTGAACGTTTGCTCATTTTTTCCTCGGCTACTTTTTCTGCAATCTCAATTTTTAGCCATGGCCTGTAATTGCCATCTTTTTCTGCTGCAGATATACCAGCAATCGAGTTGCTGATCATTGGGCAGTAGAGGCCAAAGAACAATTGTCTCTCTAGGTCTTCAACATGCCATTTGTCCCTGAAGTAAACAGACTTTGGCTCAAAGTCATCTCTCTTTGTTGCTGGATTGAAGTAACTGCTTTCATAATATCGAAACACATCGCTGGTTCCGTTAGTGTTTTGAACAGTCTGCAAAAGTGCGAGTGGAAGGCCAGGTGGTGATGCCTTGCTTTTCTCCACATCTTTTGATGCTCTTAATTCTTGTGGATCAGTATACATCCTATCTGGATGCCAAACCAATACTAAATGACCATTCTTATCGAGAAGCTTGGCCAGCTTGTCTTTATCTGCCTTGGTAGGTTCGTAAAGAACTCCATTTTTCGTTATCATAATCTATAATTGGGGTTTAAAATAGGGGAAGACAAATGCCTTCCCCTATGATGATTTAATTAGACTAGCTTACTGTAACCAGGGCCCACTTTTCACCGTTTGCATTTTGCGAACCAATGTGTGTTCTCTGGAAAGTGTTTCTGTCATCAAACTGATTTACTTTCAGTCCCATTCCAGCACCACCTACTGACCATACCTCGGCTCGACGGTCATAAGCACCCAATTTCTTGTAGCGCATACCCATTTCTTCGAGGTACTTACCATTTTCTGGATCAACAAACTTGTTGAGTGAGTGGAACAAGCTCCAATCAGTCATTTGAAAGTTAGTCGCTCCAAAAGTGGTTGGATTCGCGAAGTTTGAATTTCGCTTCAACATGTAGGTACGCCCACTCTTTGTGAAGTACTTAAAGTTGATCACGGAATCCTTAGCAGGACGACCACCATACAAGTCTGCTTGCGCTGTATCAATAGCGTAGCTGATGTTGGTATCGTTGTGGTAAGTCTTCAACGAATTCTCGATGTTCTGGTATCGAGTTGGCCCTGACTGAACGCAAATGTAGTTTCCTACATGATTGGCCTCAAGGGTCAAATCAATTACATCGAAATCAGGAACATCAAAAGCACCAGAAGCTTTCGGTAATGGATTCGCACGTCTTCGGGCATATTGGTAAGCACCTTCAGTAGTAAGAATCTTACGCTTCGTGTCAGGATCAATCATGGTTGAGTTGACCGTTCGCTTTTGGAAGGTGAGGGCACCATCCATTTTCAGCATTGTACGGTAATCCAACTGAGCCTGTCCTTCCCAGTAGTAAGAATTGAACTCTTTCCCTGCGAGTTTCAACCAAGTTTGGTTGGTCATCTCAGTACCAGTAACACCGATTGTTTCTTTGATAATTTGCATATCATTGTTACGCTCGACAGTACCAGTAACAACTCCTTCAGGTTGTCCAGAACCTTCAGAGAACGCACCAGAGATGATGATAATCTCATCACCCGTAGCAACAAGACCAAAGTTATCTGTTTGATCGTTCAACTTGATGGTAATAGATGGACTTGCAGGAGTCGTGGTGTCAATATCCCAGATTACACCCGTTACCTCATTCTTCAACATGACAGTATCGAATCGACGTGGGTAAAATCTGTTCTCATCATCCATGCTTTCTGTAGCAAGGACGAGCACTAAGTCATTCCCATCACCTGGGGCTGCGACTTCTGTTTCAACTTTGAAGGTGCCATGGTAACGCTTAAGCTCAAAGTGGCTAAAGGTTTCCTGTGCGACTTCTTTTTCAAACATCAATTCCTTCAGCATCATAAAGTGACTCTTTCCTTGGTCGCCGTATGGTCGGAATAATGATTGCAATTTCTCTGGTTTGTGTAGGTCGAAACCTGACACTATCTCAGATGCGAATATTGCGGCAATTGAACTTACTTCCATTTTGTTTTGAAATTATGGGGTTAAACTATTATCAACCTTGACGTTTACCCATAGCCCACTCAAATGCAATATCAGAATCGGTCTTAAGACTTCCTGAAGTATTTCTAGGATCACCATCTTTTGGATCGATTGCGGAAGGATTTGTGTATTGTTTTCTAAATTCTTCATCAGTCAACCCTCGTACATTTGTTGCATGGCTTGCCATAATTTCCTTAATGTTGGAGGCTACAGCCATAGCATATACGTTATTGATGTTCTGTTGATACGCCTTTTGGTCATAAGGGTCTTTCAACCCGGCCTGATTTCTGACTATAGACTCTTTCATTGAAGTAACAGTCTTTTCATCAAACTTAAATTCGTATGGTATCCCTTCCGCAGGTGCATAAACGAATTTACTCAAGCCGTCGGTCATTTTATCAACTACTCCGCGTAGTTTATCCGATGTTTCGGAAAATAACTGCTGACGATCCTTTTGCTGCTTCTCGTAATCCACAGCTTCGGGCTTTTTGATTTTGCTTTGGTACTCAGTGATTTTCTTTAACGCCTGATTAGCATCAACCTTCATGTCCATGGCAATGTCTTCATTGTCATTGGCTTCAAATTCTTCCGCAGATTCAAAGCCATACTTCTTGAGGATTCGCCTCTTGAAGTAGTCGGGGTTATCAGCATATTCAGGGTTATCAATAATTTCCTGAGTAATTAATGCGTCAAGTGGATTGGCAGCAGCAGTCTCTTTTGATATTCCTTTGATTCTTTGGAATATAGGATAACTAATGATGCCAGTTTCTTTTGCAAACGAATTGAACTCAGCTATACTATCGTCTGCCCAATCAATGCTTGCTGAAGCTTTCGCTTCTAATATTTTTTTCTCTTCCTGATAGGAAGTTTCTCTCTCTTTTGATGAGGTGTAAAGTTTGTGAATGTCGTCTACATTCTTTGCTTCTTCACCAAACTTCTCAGTAAACATCTTGCCCAATCGCTCCTGAAAACGAGTGTCAAAAGCAACATCTTCTGGCGTTGGTGGAGCAGGTGGAGCAGGATCATTACCTGGTGGCACTAATGGTGCTGGTGGCACTGGTGGTGTTGGTGGTGCTGGTGGTGCTGGATCATCTCCTTTAGTGGGATCGTTTGCTATACCATCATCAATCATAAATTGTAAGTGTGCTGGAACTTCTACTGCCATTGTTTATTTATTTGTTACAAACATACAAATATTATACAACTGCGTTGATGCTTTTATTATTGTCTTGAGTCGCCTTCATTCCAGCCACGATTTTGGCCTTCTCGATTTCTTTGTCTGCTAGTTGCAATTTTAGCTTACTCTCAGCCGCAAGCTTCATTTCGAGTCTAGCGGTTTCTCCCTCTTGTGTGGCCTGTTCTTTTTTAGCTTCTTCTTGCTTAAGCTGAATGGCGCTTTGCTGTGCGCTTTCCTGCATAGCCTCACGTCTCTTGTTGCCAGCCTCTTCCCTCTCACGGATAATCATGTCAAGACGCTTCTGGGTTTCCTTAAGGTTTCCCCCTTCTACCATTTGCTCAACAAGGATGTAGTCTGCATGGCTTATTCCTGGTTGGCCATCACTCCCAGCATTCATTGCTGCCAAGGCCGATGCTAAGATGCGCTCTTTTATACGTGTGTCTGGTCTGAGTTTTAGTGCAATCGATATATCCCTGAAGCTTTTTCCCCCAGGAAGGTAGAGTCCTTGAATAAATGTTTTGCCAATAGCACTTGAGTAATACTCCCTTGCTTTAGGGCTCCAATGTATTGATTCTCGGATTTTAGTAATGCCGACTTCAGTAAACCTTAGCTTGAGATGGTGATACTTTGTGATGATGGGCTTTAAGTTATTGTTTGTGTTCCCATACATTATTTCACTCAACGCGGAAGATTGTCTTTCGGGGACTCCTGCTCCACCTGAAGCTTCTGGCGTGATCCCTGATGTTTCTTGGATGAAAGCTCTGTTCAACTCAAATGCAGATATGAACTCTTGCATCTGTGTTCCCATTCCACCAGGTAGTTCATAGACTGGCTTTGATGCTCCGGGTATTGGTGTTCCGTTTTTGGTGGTTGCCCGATACAAAACATGTCCTTCATTGAGGGTCATTCGGAGAATATCCGTTCCCTTCATTTTCTTATCCTTAATGCCCATACTCGATACTGATTCGAAGTTCACGGCTAGTCCAGGTGGTCTTGCTTTTGTAAGGGCATTTTGATACTTCACCCACGCTACCTGCATGTTTCTAAGATTTGGAATACAACGTTTAGTGATCGATGGTCCACGGAGTTTCACAATCTGAAGGGGAATCATTGGGACACCATCTTTGTATGAAACATCATACTCTTGCCCATAATTAAAGACATGATCGGTTCCAATAACCCAGGACTGGGTGTAGAGAACTGGACTATCATATCGATATGCCCCCTTGCGATCATCTGCCCAATATGTTGCTTCATTACTCTTGACCCTTCCACTCTTGGTCACAACCTTTCTGCGGTACTCCGATTTACTTCCAAGAAACCAGCCTTTTAAAACATCTACTCGAAAGCTATCATAACCCCAGTTTTGGCGTGTCTCATCGTAATTCGCATAAGCATCAAACCCCCCTTGAGCACTAAAGATTTCCTTATTGATTCCAAAGTAAGTTAGGGCTAAAGATTTTAGTTGCTCTTCACTAAATTCACCACTCTTACGAAGGTCTTCAATTGTCATAGATGAGAAATAACCCCCGTACTTTTGGTTGTCAAACTCATCATCTCGGTCATACTTGGCAATACAGAATTCAGGCTGTCTGTACTTAAATGTAGTCTTTTGCGTGTGGCGGTCGGTGACGGTTTCCGCTGCCATGTAGCCCACATCAACAGCATCTTCAATGAACTTTTCTTTTAGTTCGTATAGCTTACTGTCATTTTCAAGAACTTGGGAAAGTTTCTCGATGCCAATTTCTGCAGTAACACGAATACCCCCTAGTGACTCATAAAGGTTTAGGTCATTGAGGTCTTTCGGTTTCCAACTATTGTCTTCAGGGATTTTTGCTTCGGTGGCCTGGTCCACTTTATTTATGATGCCTTCCAAAATAGTGTCAGCATACATTTGCCATTTTTTCTTCTCCTTCTCGTCAGTGCTATACTTATCTACAGCCTCGGCAAATGTTTGGAAATCGATGTCCTCAAACATACCTAGAATTGTTTGCTTGAACTTAACCATGATCGGCAAGATAGAGGGATCGATGTTACTCATTCCCTTCCTGTTCTTCTCCATTTCTTCATCCGATCCTTTCTTCCCATAGTTTGGGAAAACAAGACTCATAGCATCTGACTCTGGCTGCGTCCCGTTCCCAAACCTGCGGAGCATAGCAAATTCTTCCCTTCGGCTATATGGCACTGAAGTCCTGTCATTACAGTACTCAGCCATGATTGCCTTGGCTATTTGCATGTGCCATTTACTGTCTTTTTTCTCTTCGGGAATGAACTCATTTGGAAATTGACTGATTCCAGAGTAGCTTGATTCGTTTAAATATGCCATAGTTAAAATGCAGTTTCGTACCAGTCGCTAATATCGATATAATCATCGTCTACTAAATTAGTGGTACCAATATTGTTATTAAGAGAGTGCGGTGGGTTCATGTTATTTGAGGTTATCAAACACCCGCCACCAGCAGTAAATTGATCATAATCAGTCATCTCTTCTATCCCATCAATTTCTGAGCACTCAGAAAGTTGTCGTATATGGTTGTCCCGTCTCCCGTGCTTTTCAATGTAATCCCTCCATGAGTTTACTATGTCGTTTTTACTCCCAGTCTGAGAGTTAAAACCTGGCGTAATCTTTTTCTTACCCGTAGCTTCATTGGTGAAATAATAAAGGAAATGATGGTTGTTTGTTCGCTCTAGGAACTTCCATATATCTGGAACGTTTATCTCTGGGCTTATTTGACAACCATAGTACATGCATGCCCATAGTAACTGCTTGTTCCCGTCATCAGATATTTTAGGGCGATCAATGTAATCAGCCACAAACCTATGACTCTGCCACTCAGTTATTGGTACAGTCGAATCATCGATGAGGTGATTTCTATTCATAAAAATAGAACCAGCCATGTCGCTCATTCGCTTATGCTCAGTCTTATTGAATTTAAAAGGATCTCCTGAAGCTATGAATGCTTTCCCGTTGTCAGGCATCATATTCCCATCGCCATCTCTGACCCATTTGTTTGAGTATTCAACCGGTAGGATAAGGCTATTATGCCACTTAGGATTTCTTTTGTCCTCTACCCAGTAAACCATCTGGTCTTGCTCTTCAAAGTCAAAGTACCCCTTTTGAGTAGCTGTCTTTTCGAACTCAAGCTGATTGACCCTATCATTTAGGATCGCAATATTGAATCCAATGTCTGAGGTGTTCTTTCGGAAACAGTCACGGTATCGCGTTGGGTGCAATCGTAGGTGCTCATTTAGATCACTCATGGCCTTAGGATCATCGGAAGTTCGCAACTGCTGCTCTTTTATCTTGAGGTGCATCTTGGCACCATAGTCTTTTCCAATAAATTCTTCTTGCTGGGGTGTCGGCTTGCTAATGACACTCTCACCATAGTAGCCGATAAAACCTTGGAGTCCATCGTAGGCTGGCATGAATATATCGACGAGCATTGTTGTTGTCATCCCCAGTGCATTTCTCTCATCGTACTTAGATGCTTCACATAGCTTGTAGTAGTTTGCCCCACCTTTTTTTGTCATCTCACCTACTGTAGATGTTTTGATTGTGAACCCGACCATCTCTGCACCATCTCCCATACTCAAGCAGTTTTTGGTGTTGTCGTGGCCAGCATATACATCTCTCAGGACTGTTTTCCCACATTCATCTTCATGGAATACGAGTAGCTTTGATTGATCAAAATACATCTCAGAGGCCGTCGATGCAAAATCGATTTTTGATCCAAGACCCTTTTTGGACATGGCGTGTGCCCCACCTTTCTTTACTGTCTGGGCTTTCGGTTTAAGGGACAATTCATTCTTGGCATCATCGGAACCTTCGTACTCTGGCTTCATCCACCAAGGAAGTTCACGGAATGGCATCATAGTCATATCCCTAAAAGCTCTCCTAGCATGAACCTCATCCATTGATAGAATTCCAGAGTATGCGTTTAATGTCAGGATTGTCTTTAAAAGCATGTACCAATCTGCCCTAAATGTGGCTCCTTCCCTCCTGTGTTTCGGATAATTCATTCCGATCACGGTCCTGGTCTTCATGTCAATTACCCAAAAACCTTCGACCGCCTCATAAGCAGAGAGGGTGTAGCCATACTCTACCGACTCGTTCTGTAAATAAACCTCATACTCATCAGCCTGTTGCTGCGTACCAAAATATTTTGTCTTTAACTTTTTGCCCTCAAACCACGTAGCCTTAAAATGAAATGGGGCTTCTGTTGTTTTCTCAAAGTGCATGAGGGCAATCCACCAGCGCCTATCTCTATCTCGATAGTGGGGAGAACCAATATCCATTTTGCCAAAATTCATGTGGGCAAAATGAAACCCTTCTATAAAGGTGGGTTTGCCGTTAATGAAGCACCAGTATCCAAAGAGGGTATAGTACCACATTTTTCGCATCCAGTTGAGCTCTTCTTTGTACTCGACTTGATTCTTGGTAAGAAACAACCAAAGGTCTTTAAGTGTCGCGCTGTCTTCCTCTTTTTTTCCCTTTTCATCTAGTTTGTCCCGCATGAATTCGTCATACAAACTATCAAGTTTATGGGGCATCTTCTGCTTCTGGAACTTCTGCTTTGCCGCAGGTAATCCATAGCCATCAATGAGCCTCCAATCTGGGGAAGTAGGCGTGTAAATTCGAATAGTCCCAAGGTCTTTGTCGTCTTCGTGGTACTCCACAAAATCCTCTTCCCTCTTGTAATCCTTTAAGATAGACCAATCGAGAGTGCCGTATTTCTCCTTCTTGTAAGCTTCAAAATTAATCGGTAAATCCAGATAACCCATACTTAACGTTTAACTTCTCTTGGTGTTTTGATACCATCTCCGTGGATCGGTCTTGGCGCTCATCTCTTTTCCTCTTGTATGGTGAGGTCCCTGGTAACGGATCTTCCTTATTCTTGAATGAGGCCGCTATGTCCTCTGGCCTAAGCCCCAGCTTTTCAAGCTCCACATAGTCAAGGAAACGACCCTTCATCCGATTCATATTGTCCTCAGCCATTAAGTCAGTCGTCACAGACTCAATCTCAGCTTGGGTACGCTTAATAGTATCGAAGGATGTAGCCGCCCCCTGACTTAGTTTCTCCTGTGCAATGTAATAACCTTCCTGAAGACTCACTAAATAACTGTACTTGGAACCCCTGTGAAGTCTCACGTATCTGAAGATCATCTTCAAAACCGCTTCATTGTTGTTCATTAAAACATCATTTACCGTATCCGAATAGTCACCCTCTTCATTTGGATCAACACCTGCCAGATGCATAGCATTGTACTTACGCAACTGAATATTCTCAATGTTTAATCTCAAGGGACTATTGTAGTCATACATGTAAACAATGTACTTGATCAACACTGACTTCTTAATGTTCGGAATCTTAACGATAAACTCATCGAATTCCATGAAAATGGGAAACCTTACGAGTGGATTCTGTTTAGCCGTTAGCCTATGAATATTTACCGATAAACGATCAAACTGATCATCAGCGAAATTGTAAAGCTTATAATTTATCATACGGGTCAAATTTAATTATTACTTGGACTCTCTGGTTGTCTTTGCCCCGATTATAATCCCTGCGCTCAATAGTGTATGTGACACCAAGGAACCGTGCACGAGAATCTACTTGAGACTCTAATACAGCAAATGTAGCAACACTCATCTTTGTCGTGACTATCGAAACAGAGTCACCAGGATTCGGATCATCTGGGCTCAAACTGTCCTTGTAATTATAGTGCCAGCTCATAGATTGCTCATGTCAAACAACTCCTGATCAGTCATCGGCCTACCACCAACTTCCATCTTTGATAAAATATGGCGAATAGGTGTCCTATACAACTTCTCCCCCAGTACAGCATTGCCATCATTCTGCAGCTGTATCTTAAGACCCTTGTGCAAAACAACTAAATCACCAGCAGCAACGTCCCCAGTGTCAGGCGCAAAATCCTCGCTGTACCATTCCACTTTCGATCCTACATACCTTACCCTACCATACTTTACACTCTCCCTATTATTCAAATGGGCTAACATACGGCTCTCACGCATAACCTCATCCTCTACTGGCTCAAACAATACCCAACCATTTAACGGGAAAACATCCGTGTCGTCCTTGTCATAAAGCTTCTTCCCCTCTTCAAATATAGCAACCCCCTTAGACCGAAACCTTACAATGAAATCCCTGTAATTTACCATGCAGTATAAATCACCTGTCCCAATGTCAATCACTGCACGGTGATCCCCCTTCGCATCTCCTAACCCTAGTGCCTGGGTTATCCCAAGGAAGCGCACCAGTACCCTATCTCCTACCTCAACCTCTATTACCCCGAACTGATCGAAATCTGTCCTCTGGTCTTGTGCCTTGGCCAAACGTAAACCATCAGGCAACGATACAACCTCTACATACGTAGGTGCCCACTCATTCTGATGAAACTTAGTGTTCACACTCATGGCAAAACCATCTACAGACGACTCTATGATCTCCGTGTCACCCCTCGGTACTTTTACCAATACATGATTGTTTATCATCCCCATACCTAAAATGCTATCCAGGGTCATCTCTAAATAACGAGGTCGCTGTATGTCATAACTCTTATCCCTACGCTCCTTATACTCCCGCTGATTAACTTCTACCTCAGAACTTAATACACTGTCTTCATCTATTGTTATTCCCATTGCTATGTTTTTCCTACAAACATACGTTATTGTAACTTATTCACACTTGTAGTATTGCTACAATAGGGTTCCAGACGATACGATTTTATGAGGGGGGTCTAATCATAATAGGGCCAGGCACCGTGCGCATTGGGGAAACGGCAAACACAGACCCCGCCCCCCGTTTCTGAATGAAGCGATAAAACAAGCGATTTTAAAGCATTCAAGACACCCCACGGGTAAAGCGTATAGATAAAGCTGATAGAAGCGATAGAATAGGGTCTCCATCGTGTGTAGAGGCAGCACCCTGCAATTGATAGCCAAGCAGTTAGAAGCCTACTTAACATAATAGCAATTATGGGACGACCACAATAGCGACAGCAGCAGCACCACCACAGGAAGGGAGCCAATGATATGCGAGAGGCTAACACGTTGAAGCAAAGCAAGTAACCCTATTCAATACCCTTTAAAACGTAGGCCGTGCCAATCTTGACCTTTGTTTACCTGCTTTGTTTATGTTATGGGATGTAATGAGGTGGAACGCTTGGCCTACTTAAGGGAGAAGGGCAACCGTGCAAGCCTTAAGACGTTTAAACCTGATCAATTCGCTTTTATTGGTCTTATTATACGTGTTCAAGTGTTCAATACCTTTATTTCCTGAAGCACGAACAGCCCACCAATAGGGCAACACAGAACGAAAGTAAAATAAATTTTCCTAAACGTTAGGTTTAACCATTTAATAAGCCGTAGATTTGTGGATATATTACAAACCGCAAAAACACACACAAATGAAAATTTCCGCAATCAAATTAATTTCCACCTTTTTAGCGTTCACCTTTACAGCCGCAATTATAATCTACATTATTGCTACAATGGCAAACGGACGCTTTACCAACCCATCTGAATGGAGCGAAGGAAGCCGAATTTTTTGTACAATCATTTCATTACTTGGAGGAATGTTGCTTACAGCGTATCACTTCGATATTACTCAATCTGAAAACGAACTTTAATAAATACAAACCAACAAACAAATAAATTATGAAAAATGCTTTTTTTATTACCGGTCTAATCTTCGCAAGCTTTGCAGCCACTGCGCAAACAATGACAAAGGACGAAAACGGAAATTTCGTTCAGGTCAAAGCAGAGACAGCCGTACACGACAGCACAACCACACACACGGCCAAATTTAACGGAAAGAAAGATGAACCCGTATACATTGGCAAACGTGGTGGAATGTATGTAATACGATACGCTAAAAAGTCAGGTAAATTTTACCGCAAGTACTTGAAAAGAGAGTAGAAGCCACTGAAGCCACCACCGCCCCACAATTTAAAACGTTGTGGGGTTTTTGGGTGCCAGACTTTTGGCAAAAAAACCACAAATAAAAAAACCCAATACCATGCAAGACAAGAGAAGAATAAATTTCGAATTTCACAACGAACGCCTAGAGTTAAACCGTTTCGATATTATTGCGCTCGACAAATTAGGTGGAGACTTATTTAGACGCCAAAGCTTTTATGCAGATAACGTTGTTTGGTTTGATTGCCTTGGCCTATTCAAACTAAACACTAGTGACATGTTTTGTATTTTACAGAATGACAACGAACCAAGCAAATTTTACCAGTTCGACTTCATTAACGACCTTTTCGATTTGTTGGATGATGAACTGAATGTAATTGAAACGGGCATAAACTTACTAGATATATAAAGATGAACACCAACCTAACAAAACAAGAAAAAATAATTATTGCACTACTCAGAGGACACCACCTAGAACCCGCAGAGATTGAGATAGCAAAACAACAAGTCCAAGCCCTTAATTTAAACCTAAAAACACGAATACCAAGATGAAAAGCAAAGCGATAATTTCCAACATCAAGACATCTATAATGGGCACAATAAAATTCGATATGACCGCAAAAGGTCACAGAGGCACACAAAATTTTATTTGTTATCCGATAACAGAAGAAACCAAATTGATCACAATCCAAAGCGGCAAACGCATTGGAAAATATGACCCCGAGACCGGGATAATATTACTATCAAAAAGCCGTGCGAACAGTTCATATTTTCACCATCTTCAAATGGATAATTTAACAGCCGTAGAAATTGACCCGCTAGAAAATCAAGAGTTGAAGATGAAAATATTCACGACCTCAGGAAAAAAAGTAGGAGAGTCAATAGTGAAATCTAACAACTCAGGAGCCATTAACATCTTTGAGATGTAGGAGATACTCAAGCCAAAACCACCGCCCCACAATTTAAAACGTTGTGGGGTTTTTGGGTGCCAGACTTTTGGTAAAAAAACCACAAATAAAATTGATATGAATACTTCAAAAATTACCCCAGTGAAAACACTCAAGGCAGGATTAGAAATTTATGAAACTTATAACCAATGGCAAGAAAAAGACGGAGCCTTATATTTTGCGGGAATTGGAATTATAATAAGCGGAAGAATGCACGAAGCAGACACCGCCTATAATAAAAATTGGCAAAATAAATTCGTTGGCGAATTGCAATTGACATATATCGACCCCGATAAAAAAATGAGCGAAACGTTCTATACAGAAGGGACTTTCGGAATAACAATTTTTGCCGCAAATTCAGAAGATTTTATTTTGCAGTGTGAGAACTACCTTAATAAAAACTTTGAGGGGTTGAAGGAATACTACAGAGAAGCAGACGAAACTGGGAGAATAGTAAGAAAAGTAAGAAAAAGAACGCCTAAGAACACGCAAACAAATAGACAAATAGGCAAAATAGCCGGGTGCATAGAATACGCATTTAGACAAAGCCACAAAAGAAAATCAGATCGATATGAATTTAAAGATATTGGAATGGAATCATTAACGGGAGAAGATGCAAAAATGCGAGATTATTACATAAACAGAAGCAACAACAGACGCAACACAGACATAAAATATCAAAATAAACTGCAAAAATCATTTTTGAATCAATTCGGTTTCACGTTGAAAAGTGTAGTATTTAATTTTAAATTTTGTTTGCATTCTTTCGAAGCCAATCTACTAAAAACAAAAGGTATAGGAAAAGAAGAAGGGCAAAAACTTAAAGAAGTACTAACCGACAAAGAATTCAGAACAATTCAAAAAGCATTTAGATATTACAATTTCTAAAGATCTGCTTATTGCAAACCACCGCCCCACAATTTAAAACGTTGTGGGGTTTTCGGGTGCAAACCCTTAACACTTAAAAAATGGATTCATTCGAAACAAGATACAGCACATTAAAAAAATGTATCAAATTGAGACAACAAGCGGAAAAAAGCGAAAATATTACAGAGGTGCGAAATCTTGTAAATAATATTTTTGAGATTCACACGATACACAGCCAACAAATTAAAGCCAAAATAAAAGGGAAAGACTTTACTGATGTTCACGGTTTAGATTTTAATGTTTGGGCATACGATACGGAATACGATATAGAGAAAGTTTACTACTCAATCAAAGACAAATACCATTCTTTGCATTGGGATAAATACGGGTATAACGCTTATTGATTACTAAAGCCGAAACCACCGCCCCACAATTTAAAACGTTGTGGGGTTTTCGGGTGCAGGTGCAAGAGCTCAGGAACCAACACCGCACAACATTCTCCAGGCCCGAAGCCAAGACCGCATTGAAAAACCCAAAAAACACAATAAAATGCCAAGAATAGAAATTGTAGAATACATTTTACCCTCTCATCTTGCAAACTATCTGATCAATGGAGACGCAGACAATTTGACAAGCGAAGAGCAGAAAGAGATTGACGATTTTTGCGAAGAACATGATGTAAGATGTACGGACGCAGACACAGAGAACGACTATTTTAGCCCTAGCAATGATATGACAGGGTACAGACTAGCGGGAGACGTTTGTAAATTCACATTTGTAAGGAATAACCCAATAGACTACTTTGAAAAGTACGAACTATTGCCACCAACAGCGAGAGCAATTGTAGGGCTGTTTTCAGATATTCAATCTAACAAGGGACTGTCTTACGAAGATTGTAAATACTTTCTAATGCTAATGGAGCGAATAGGGTATACATTTGACTATGACTTAAGGGCAGAACCTTTTAATCTCAGATTGATTTAACCCGAAATAAAGCGAGATGAAAAAAACGACAAAAGCTATTTTTGATAGCCTAAAGCAAGAACTTAAGCAAGTCAAGACAACCAAGGATAAAGCACTCATTAAATTTGCGGAAGTGATAATTTTACAGCACAATAAATACCTATAAAATAATGGAATCAAATACAGAATTATTGAATCTCGAAAAGAAAAAAATCGAATTATTCAACAAAATTGGCAGACGGAAAAAAGAAATGTCTAAGGAACTGTTCACGCAAAAAGAAATTTTTGAAACGCCACAGATCAATGACAAATTATTTGACTTGTCACCAAGCTTGGAAGCCGGTCAATCTACTCTTCAGGAATTGAAAGACGAGTACAAAATCATTTCGAGAATTATTGCCGACATCAAAGAGTCTATTCGTCAGAGCAAAAAATGGAAGCAAAGCAGTATTAAATAGTTGTAGTATAGTTACAAATAGTGTATATTCGCATTTATAAACCACAAACGATTGACATGAAGAAAAAGGAATTTTCAACAAAACCAGCACTTAAAGGACAGTTAGCACATATCTTTCTCTTTTTTGATGAAGATAATTGTGAGAGAGCAGTTCAATTTCTAAATAGTACAGAAATAGCCGAAATAAGGTTCGCTAAAATATTTCCGGGCAGAAAAGACCATGACGGGGTAGAGATAGAATGTTATGGGGGTGAGAGGGAAGGATTTGTGCCTGAATTCTTAGAAGCAATGAAACCACAAAAATAAGAATACCATGAAAACAGCAAATTTCGTAGAACAAAGGAACCTTTTTGATCAAAAAGATCAAGAAACACAGAAGCGAGAATCTGAAGAAAAAGAGGAATACAAAGAACGCCAAACCGCAGCCCACAGTGAAATGAGAGAAGCCATTAATGATGGAATAGCATCTTATGGGGACTTAGAGGATATTTGCCTTGGTCATGGGGTTGATTGCGACGAAATTGAAATGATCTTACTTGGCTACTAAATTTGTGTTGGTTGTAAGTCCAATAAATTGTGAACACGGCCCTTCATTGGGTTGTAAACAAACCACAAATAACATGAAAATTATAAAAGTAACATACGCAATAAATGGGGCAGAAAGCAATACGGACATTTACCCCACGCATTCCTCTCATTTCACGAAGTTTTTTTTCAATTTTGAGATATGTATTCATTCTGAGGATAAGCCAATAGACTCAATTGGAATTCATAATGATATTGTCCTCAGAAGCCACAACGAACTCAGGGAATACGCAATCAAAGAAGCCAAAAGTTGGGGACACGAGCATTTTGATATGTATCAAGAGGTATGTATATCGAAGAACTTGAACTTTATTTCACACAACGCTGAATACCACAAATAGTATGAATAAGCAAATAGAAATATTCGAGGAACTGTACAAATTTGCAGAGATAGATGTTACTTACAAGCGCAGGGTGAAAGCTAAGGATAGAGTCAAAATAACACAGTCAAGTGACTTTTACAATGGCATTAAACCATATTACGGGGAACAGTTAGAATATAAGGAGAAATTTTTTGTTGCAGCACTGAATAGGGCTAATAAAATTGTAGCCATCTCAAAAATTTCTGAAGGAGGTATCTCAGGGACAGTAGTTGATCCTAGAATTATAATGCAAATGTTACTACTTAATAACGCAAGCGCATTTATTATAAGTCATAACCACCCAAGCGGAAGTCTTAATCCAAGTGAGTCGGATATTCACTTAACAGAAAAGCTTAAAAAAATAGGTAACCTTTTGGAAATTAAATTGCTCGACCACATAATTGCAGCAGAGGAAGGGTACTACTCATTTGCTGATGACGGGAAAATATAACAACTCATTAAAACTGAAGATATGAATGACAATGAATTTAAAACCTACCAATGCGAAGTTGAAGCCTTCTCTGATGTATGGTTATTTATGACACACACACCCGGTACAGTTCACGGGTACGAACTGAAAGGTGATGCAAGCGTAGTTGGTAACTTAACACTGCTATTTCATAGTCTACTATCATTGGAAGAGATTAAAGCGATTCTGAAGGATGTGATGGATGGACACGTAATGGAGAGAACAGTTAAAGAATGGAATGGTGAGAATGACCTTGGCCAGTTCAAGTATCAAGAAATAAAAAACATCTTAATAGCAAGAGCCAAAATTTGCGTAGAACGCGGATTTAACCACTTTGTACATGAGATACAGCGACCGCTGGATTACCAAAGAGTGATAAGAGACATAGGAAAAGATACCAATGGATATATTACCATTTCCTCTTTTCTGAAGCCAACAAAAAACACTAACACTACTGAAATCGTATTCAGAATCATAACAAAATAGATATGAAAAGTACAAGACAAGCAATTCAATTTTAACGTCAAAATTGAAGCGCAGGACATTAAAGAGTCAATGGTAATGTTGTCCCTATTGACGGCTGAAGAGACGCGGATGACGAGCGCGACTGAAGCGAATGTTGGCAAGATGTTGCCAGAACACGCATTTCAGGTAATGACTCAAGACCCTGAAGAAAAAGATAGATATGTATCACTTATGGAGACACACTACCTTGTTTCGGAAGCCATAGTAGTAATGCGTATGCAAGGGGAAGATACGCAGCCAATAGATTTTCGGGAATTCTACGATAATGGAGGTACCGGAATGCTGATGGAGGCAGCTAGACTAATTGCTGAAAGATTTGAAGCGAAATACTCTGACTTCGATTGGAATGCTGAAGTCGATATTAATGAACCAAGTTATTGGGAAGCAGTTGAAACATTTGTAGGCCAAACCGATTGGTTGAATATTTACAATAATAACCCGGCAACATAATGAGAGGAAAAGAAAGTATAGCCAAGACCAAGAAGGTAATGGTAGGACTCGGAATTATTGTGATAGGAATCTTTGCACAAGACTACGAAATGGGAGTGGCATTTTGGTTTTTTCTTGTTGGGATATTTGTAGTAGTTAGCTAAAGAATAATTTTCACTTAATTTGTAAGATAATGACAACAACGAAGTCAATGATCAAAAATACTGATGTTAGAAATCTAATCGAAACAGCCCGGGACAAGGGTTGTTTCTTTTGGACTGCCAAACTACCATACACAGTTGATATGGTTCAGGAGGTGATAATTGTCAAGACTGAAGGAGGACTCAAAGCTATTCGTATGCAAGAGCTCATAATGGAGCCAGAATTTATGAAAGCAGTTGCAGGGTCACAAGAATACTTGTTGCAAAGGTACAAGAAGGGATTGTGGACTAATTTTGTTCACGCATTAATAACTCAAGAAGAAAGGTAGATGATACTCATATTTAGAATTTCGGATGGAAAGCCGATCAAGACAGTTACTACACTTAAGGAAGCTTCAGAAGCTACCGGGTGCGATATGGGCAATATCTCAAATATTATCAAGGGTACTATTGACCAGAGTAAGGGCTATACATTCGTAAAGACAGATGGGACTCTGAGCAGAATACTTTGCTCGACATTGGTAGATGATTATTTTAGAATACGGGAGAACAGTCTTAAGGACTACATTTGTAAAAAACAAAGTGGAAATTATGTTTGAGACATTTGCAAAGAGAAACCCGTCAGAAGGTTTTAAGATGGACGGAGAAAACAAGCTCATTTCCTCCGGGCACACAATAGTAAAAGAAGCAGGTAAAATTGTATGTCAAAAAGACGGACCCTGGGATACCGTGTTTTCCGTTCCCGAAAATATAAGCTACGCACTTTTTGAAAAACTGATGTTCGAATGTTTAAGTTAGATGAATTCAAAAACCAAAGGAGCCTATTTGCGTCGAAGCGAATAGGCTCTGATGGTAGGAGTGAGTTGAGTGGTAGAAATATTGACTTGAATAATGTTTGTTGCTACGCACATATTTTACCCAAAGGTTCGTACCCACACTTAAAACTTGTTGCAAAAAACATAATCCTGGTCCACCCAGATGAGCACACTATACGAGACCAAGGAACTGTTCAACAAGAAAAACAGTACAAAGAGAGGTACCCCGACACGAATTGGGAGACTTGGGACTTAAGGAAAGAAGAGATGCTAGAAATTCACGCACTAAACAGTAAGTCCAGAATAGCGTTTGTGAAAAAGTGATTTCATGATATTATCTCTAGGGAATCTAAGTAATGATTGTAGCACGGATCCTCCCAATGCTGGATTTCTGACTTTTCATGGGTATCCTCATCCACCATGTACAAGAGAGTCACCTTTGAAGTATCATACGGATAGTATTCAGTTTCATAGAGCTCACCCACTTTCGGGATACGACCATTTGAATGAGTGATCCTTACTATCATGATTTTATATCTGTTTAGTTTTATTTGATTTTGAATACCACGTCACTGGATGAAGCTCTTGGCTTTCTTCCCTCTGAAGTGCGGTTAATAGTTGCGACCTGTAAACCTCAACATGAAATCGAAACATTCTAGTATTTCCCTTGATTGGTTTCTTTACCGCTGAAGCAACGTGGTAGACACTGTTTGATTGCTTCTGACCTATAGCTACAAGAAAATCATCTTCTTTTACACCTCCTTTCCATACAGGCATGTCGATATAAAGCTTTCTTAATCGATCAGGCATTTTATTTTTGTTTTTCAAGTTCAATGTCTAATGCCTTTTTCGCTGCGGTCATTGTAGTTTTGGATGCGTTGTAAATTAATCGATAGACACTACGATCTATGTATATCTTACAGAGACTTTGGAATCGATGTTGGATTTGTGCTGTAAGATTATTCAGTAAATCAAACCTATGCTGTGCGTAATTCTCAAGCATTGCCAGTATTTTTAGCTTGAAGTTAATACTTACCTCTGAGTCGATCCACTGAGGATTATTCTTGTTCTCATAAAGGTGTTTGACTGAATCTTGCAAGTCCAAAAGGAATACAAATATTTCCTCTGGCTCGTCAGTTTCCTGAAGCCACTTTTGCTTCTCCTTCGCGTAATCCGTATCTATTTTATCTTGTATTATCATGATATTTTGTAGTCTATTAATTGACTCTTTCTGTAAAAAAATGGCTCTACGTCTTCATCCATGTCAAAAAGTCTCATTATCACTTCGCCATCGTCATCAACGGCAAACCCATCACACTTTTTAATGGTCATTCCACCTTCTACAAAAAGGGTAATAATTTTACCGTTCACACCTGGATACTCTTTGCTTCCAAGTATTTGGGCCAACTCGTCTCTTCTCATTGTTTTAAGCTCGATAATAAAGTGGAGCTTCTTTAAAGTGATCTCTGCGCTACTTGCCATTTGTCTAATAAGTTTTTGCTGCTTGTGCTTGAATAAAACTCTTCGCTGTCGTGTAACTTTTTCCATGTTTCTCTGACTTCTATGAATTGTCTGGATAAGCCAAAATTCATAGACAATTCTATTGCCTTTATGTTTTTCAAATGAGGGTTTTCAATACTCTCAAGGTAATTCACCATTGTATCGAAGAACTGTCCATCAAGTTCGTTGTCTTTTGCCAAAAATGATATGCCCCCAACCGATTGGCTAAAGTCATACTTTAAATGCTCTTTTAAATAGTCATCTGGGTCTAAGTTCTCTGGCATTGGAAGGAATTTTGGTTCCACACCTGAGTCTAGGAATAACCGAACGACTCTACTAGTTGCTTTTATACCTGCTTTGTCCCCATCATAGATGATTGTCCAATTCTTAGTCAATCTGAGGCATTCTTTTATCTGACCCTCAGTGAAAGACGTACCTAAAGGACAAAGGGTATTCTCATGCTTGTATTCATGCGAGGTGATAACGTCAGGGTTTCCTTCGAGCAGTATTCCATGATCTAACTTAACGATTGCGGACCTGGATTCAAAGATTCCATACAAAACGTTTGATTTAACGAATAGCTCAGTTTCTCTGCCATTGATATACTTGTACTCCTTGCCACCATCGATTCTTCTACCAGTGAATGATATGATAGACCCACTTCTTGATCTTATTGGAAAAATGAGCCTCCCACGCATTAAATTGTGCCCATTTTCACTGATGAGCCCACAGTTTTTGAAATGGCGATCATAATCTGCAGACGGAGTCATTGGGCAGTAGCCCAGTGCCCACTTTTTAATTTGCTCTTGACTAAAGCGGGAAGCGTATTTCTGCGCTGAAGCCGACTGTTCAAGTAATGAGATAAAATAAGCTGACAGAATAGAAGCTGAAGCTTGTATCTGGGATCTTTTGGTTAAAAGTTCTTGAGGCACATCGTCCCCTAGTTCGATCCCGTACATTTCACCTAAGAAACGCATGGCATCTGGATACTCAAGCCCCTCCATTTCCTCTACAAGAGTAATTGCATCACCACCCTTTCCCGACGAGAAATCCTTAAATATTTGCTTCGATGGGGAGAATAGGCAGCTTGCAGTGTCTTCATCACCAAAGGGTGACAAGCACTTCCAATTCGCGCCAGACTTAACCAGATTGAGATTGTAATGCCTTGCCACCTCTAGGATGTCTAGCTTTTCGCTTAATTCTGCCAGCTTTATGTGATTCACGTCTATAGATTTAAATCATCTAGTGAATCATTAAGGAACTCGTCTAATGCTTCATTGGACATCTCAAGCATAGCGTCATCAACATCTAAGGCTGAGTCTGGGAACTTAGTATTGTATTTATCTTCAAAAGTCGGGAAGAGTCTACCATCTTTCTCAGCAAAAGCCCGCATAACTTTATGCAACAACTTATGGTGTCTCGGCTTATCAGGACTCCCATCACCCCATATAATACCCATTCTATTGCCTGAAACTTCGGCTATATCTGGGGTTCCTTTGTCTTCGGGAAGCTCTGAAGATTTTTGTGGCAGGTGTGGTCTCTCCGTTGCTTTCTCAGTGTTTCTCTCTTCTCGTTTCAACTCAACCTCTGGATACTTTTTTATAAAGAAAGCCTCCATTTGATTTTCGTCTTCCGCAAAAGTTTCAGTAAGCTCAAGCAAGCGTCCAGTGGTTTTTCGTCCAGGGATTTTATCGACCCATCCCAAAAGAGCTGCAGGTGCTTTTGCATTAAGGAAGGTGATCATTTCCCCCCCATTGTCACACTGCTTAACAAGTTCGTGCCATGGTGGTGTTCCCTCGTTTTCTTTCGTCTCTTGAAATGGATCAGTACCATTGGGACTCTGTTCAAAGCGAAGCTTAAGTGCTCTTCCTTCCTCAATCGTTCCTGTCACTGGATTCCCAAGGTTATAACTGTTCTCATCAAGACTCTCTAAATCTTGTATTGATAAGTTGTCAGTTTCTGGCGCATAAGACCATATTTTCCCCTCAAAGACCCCCTTAAGTTGTGGTTCTTGTGAGATGTGACCACCCGCATCTTCGGTCTTTCCTTTTACTCTGTCAACTAATTTCTTAGTCACACTACCATTCTCCTTCTCCTGCTTGGTGGCTTCTGACATGTCCATCTCATGTCCATTTAACTTCACAGTATTACCCAGACCTTTTTTGTAGTCCGTGTACTCTTCGGTCAAGACAATGTTGCGTAGGATGTCACCAAAAAAGTCACGCACAACAAATCCTAAGGCTCGGTACATGCACATTCTTTCGGGATAGTCCCTCCAAAATTCAGAATCCTTGCCTTTAAGATCTGGATTGTAGAGTCCTGCTTTCTTCGCGTCTTCAATAGAGTAAGACCTTTCAAACGTAACTTCTGAACCCCCTATCTTTCTTTTCCCAGAAATGTAAAAAGTAAAACTACCATCTCTAATTGAGCCTTTGTAGTTTTCGTTCCATGCAAGGACAGCCCCAGAAGCAAATATTTTGGCCTTAGCAATGTCGCCTTTGATCATAAAGCGACCATCACCAGTTGGGATGACTTGGCCAATAGACTCTGCCCATCCAAATCCGTTTTCAATACCGAATTCAATTACTGAAGCAATGATCCCTACTTTATTCTCAGAAGTCGCTATACGATCTGGGAGGGGTACATTGCTTGCAAGCCATTTTAGAAGCTTCTCGTAGTCTTCTAATGTTTCAACAGTTGTTAGTCGGGTGCTGATAAACCCTTTGTGTTCATTATGCATCATAGTTATTTGATTTATTTGTAACATATTGAGGTGTTGATATTTTTTAATTACATCTGGGTCAAATTGTAATGGTATCTTCATTAAAACGGAAGGTCATCTGGTGGCATACTTTCATGGTTGGGCAAGTCCATACCCGTCTCTTGCTTGCCTGGCGTACCCGAAAATGATCTATCTTCAGGTAATGCATCTAAAGCTGGGGCTGGTTTTGCTGCCGGACCATCACGATCTGGAATACCAGGGCAATTTGGCTTGATCTTTTCCGCAATGATCTTCTCCATCATTTCATTTATTGCAGTATGATCGTATACGTCTTTGCCGTTGATGACATGCTTTGTTGATTTTGGCAATTGATCCATACTCCATCTCCAACCATACATACCGTCTTTACCGCTTGTACCAGGTTCCCGAACACAAAGGGAACTGTATCCACTCTTGTTCTCGTAGACACTAATATTAAGCTCCTTTCCTGCCTTGATTTCTGCTTCACAAGCGGATAGAGTGTTTATCAAAGACCTCCCAAGCATTGAGAAGCTAGAGTCAACTTTGTGGATCGGTTCATCCTCGCCAAAATCAAATGAGAATACAATTTTCTTGTACTCTTCTCCTTTTTGGCTTTTCTGGGACTTCACCTCAATATCAACCAACTTACCCTCTATGTAAGAGTAGTTTTCAATGGGTGTCCATTTGCCCTCCAATTTTGCTAGTTCAGAGAAATATGTTTTCTTTTCCAGCTTGTCAAACCTGAGTTGTAGAAAGACAAACTTGTTACCTGCTGAGTTACCTTTTCCTGCCATTAGATTAAATTTTTAGCGTAGTGCGCCATTAATAGTGCGTCTACTTTAGGGTTAGTGAATTTTATGTGTGGATATAATCGTTCGGCTATCTGACGTAGCCTGTTTTTGTGTTCTACTTTACTCTCTCCTTTTACAACGACAAGCCCTATGGCTTTCTGCCATGTTCGCGGAGTAACCATGTGTGTTTCTGCTTGGACTATCTCAGCAAACATTTTGCATTTACCGTTATTTTCACCAAAACTGAAGGAAGATACTACCCCCTGCTTTGGCATTGCGTGAACCTTTTCCATTACGCACCGAATACCCATGACTTTTGAATATGGTCGCCATGTCTGGGCAAACAACACTAAGTCACGTTCTGTTGGCTTCTTACTGAATTCAAAAAATGTGCATTCGCTGGGAGTCACCATGTCATTAATAACAGCGATACAGCCGCTACTCCCCCCTGGGTCTATTCCAATGTTGATTGAGTGTGATTGAGTCATGTACTAATATTCTGGTTGGTGTAATTGATCTTATGATTCCTAATTCTGTGTCTGCAACTAATCCTATGATTTCCGATAGCTGATGAGTGCCCCCGTGTCCGTCCCCTATGAGTGTAATTTCATTGCCCCAGTGAAGGAATGTCCCTAGTCTTGGTAAGAATCCACTCTTTGGGTCATAATCTTCATACTGGGTATCAATCTCATCGTAATCGTCAGTCCATAGGTAATAGACTAGATCTCCTTCGATCATAGGTTAAAGTCTAGTTTACTGACATTTCCCTTCAATTCCTTTTCGTCGAATTCTTCGCCAATTTTGGTGGTCATCATGTTGGATTTACCCATTCTTAAATATCCATCATCAAAGACTATTTCGCGCACCTGATTGTCTACCAATAAACCCATGAGTTCATTATATCGACGGTCTTGCATCTGCTTGATAACCTTGCCGTACTTTTTGGCTAATTCATATTGACGAAGCTTGGTGTAAGACTTAAATGTGCCTTTCATGTAAGAACGCTCACGCTGGAATTTACCAGATTTCCATCTTCTGTATGCCTCTGTGCTGTTCGGTCCTGGCTGAAGGTTGTCGATTGCCTCATAAAGCTTTGCGGCCTCAGAAACACGTCCTTTTGCCTCGGCTTGCCTTGCTTCCATAAAGAATCTACGGGCAGGTAACACGCGATTAAACCACCAATCTTTGGAAACTTCTATGATGATTTCAGCAAGTTCTTTATCACGTTCATAATACCTGACGCTAAAGTGTTGACCAGCTTTCTTGATTGCAATCTCAGCATAATCAGATTCAGTTACCACCATTTGTTGATGAAGCTGAATCACATATTGAGTAGGCATCCCAGTCTCATACCCTTTACCAGTGTACTCACCAATCGTTTTGATTTCTAAAGGTGCCGCCTTTAATAGTGGCTCTCCCGTGATCATGTTTGCGGACCCAGGGGCAATAGCCATATCTAAACTTGAAAAAAGCCAAGGCATTTTTTGATTGACTAAGTAGTATTTAGTCTCAAGTGACTTTCTGATTAGGTACTGATCTAATTTACCTGAGTCAATCCATTTCTTGTGGTTGGCAATATAACCCTCAGGGGTTCCATCCCAAAATTGCCATACTTCACCAATAATGGGTTCATCGGTATGGCCCCAGAATGTAAGTTGATTACTAAATTCTACTGGTGTCTCCCTGCCAATCTTATGCTCAAACATTTCAGCAGGAGATGGTGCGTATTCATTGATCGGTAGTCCCGTATCAACATCTTCAATAAGCTTTGCCATTTCTGAAGCACCAATACCCCCAGGGTAATCGGGTATGCCAGTTGTTCTAAATCTGAACCACTCAGGGCTATGTGCTTTTATAGCGAACTTGTGAAAATGATCTTCTGTAAATATTTCCATATTCTGTCGAATTGTGGTTTTAGTAATTTTAATTGTGCCTTGCGAATCTCTAAGTTCAAGCCATTTTCATCAGCTATTCCTAATTCATTGCAATCGGTTACAAACATATCAAAATCTTGGTTAATATTCAGGAAAGCGGTTGGATTATTATCCAAAGCCTCAATAGACATTCTATTCGTCCAAATATGTTCTACCAATCTGGAACAACTTTGACTCTGGTCGAATATTACAAGGAGTGCTTCCATTTCTTTGTCCCACTTCTCAGTCTCATAAATGTATGCCTCAAGCTGGTGCCTTTGTTCCGCTGGTATTGCTTCAAGATCATATTTATTTTGTGCTGCCTTTCTTTTAGCAATCAATTCAATCTTAGTTCTTAGATACTGGGTTTTGAAATGACTAATGCTTGCGCTTAATTGGGCGTGAACACTAACATCAATGCTTTGATCACCAAAATATCGATTCTTGTATTTTATTTGATCCATTTTTTTAGGTCTTTGATTAGATTGTTTAGCTCATCCCTCTTTGCTTCTAGGGTTATTTCGTCTTTTTTAAGTTTGCTGTTTTCTAGTTCCAATTCAGAAATTTGCTTCTGCATCATAACGAATGTGGCCTGACACCTAGAGATGTACTGAAAACTATAATCAAGAGCACCTAAAGCTTCTTTCTTTCGCTCAAAGGCAGGGGCTTCATTAATAGCTTTGACAGCCGCTTGGTGGTACTGCCTCACCGATTCCATTTTAAGTAAGTCAGTGTTTGTCTCTGCGGATATAAATTGGTCAAATGGCATTCCTTCGCTCATTGTTCATCGCTTTTTGCCTCTTGGCTGGTTCTTTTTTAGTTAGGATTTTCTTTGCCGCTTTGACAGAATCCCTAAGTTCTGCGGGTATATTTGCTTGCTGGAAAAATGTTGCATTGTGATCCATTTGATCAAGAAAATCAAGTTGGTCTCTGGACATACCTTCTATGATCCTTTTACCATCCGTTGTCCACATGTAGTGATCTTCCTTGAGTATTCGCCCAATGACAGGGTGTTTATGCTGATTGGCCATCCTCTTCAAGATAGAGGTGTACATATCTTGATCGGTTGTTGGTCTAATCATTTTATGCTGCAACATTTTAGCTATAACTATTTTGTAGTGGTCTTTAGAGTATGGCCCACCAAAGGAGTTAACGAGGTTGTAGCTGATGCTATGTATTTTCCAGAATTTCACCGCTTGCAGATATGTGTTGTACATACCCAGAATAATTAAGAAGTGGTCTGTAGTGAGCTTAAAATGCCGACTCTGAAATTTAGCTTTTAAGAAAGGTACTGAAGCGAAATTGATAAATATAGGGTTGCGCTGATGTCTGTTGACTTTCTTTTTCAATTCATGGTATGACTCTGCCATGCATTGTCGCTTTACCGCAAACCTAAAAGCTCCCTTGTAGGTATCAAACTCATCTTTGAATTTACACTTACCTAGAATGTGGCCATACCTCACAGCATACTGATGTGCATTTGGGTCCACAGCAGGATCAATCTTTCCGAATTTCATGTAAACGGATTTGTCCATGTAAATTTTACGCAGGTAATGGGCACTTATTCTACGGTAAATCAAGTGCTTTTCCAACGGAGTTAGCTTTGCCATCTATTTGCTTGGGGTATAAGTTAATTCCTAATTTCTTCTGATAGTATCTGTGCCTTTTTGCATCCCACTTAACGATGACCCGCTTAACGTAAGACCCCTGCTCTTTTACTTCTTCAGGCTTCTGCTTACCATAGAGTATGACCGAATCATTTTGCTCGTAGGGAAAGCCAGGTTCGATGTCAAGGTAGGTTGGTGGCCTCCATATTCCAATCATTGCCATTCCCCGTCGAAACCACTCTTGGCCATGGGCTAATTCTTGAGGGTCTGGCGCTGGATAATAGAGCTGCATTTGGCCATCTATCTTAATTGCTACTTTTTTCTGGTCACGTAAATGGACAACTACAATGTTGTAGCGCATTTTCTTGTCTGCATTTTTCCGTATCCAGATCAATTCCTTCTGAAGGACAATATCTCGACTGGGTTGTGATCTCCAATCTATCTCAAGCTCATCAATCGGATCGACAAGTGTTATCTGGAATTCAATACCAAGTTCTTTCTCTACTTGATCCACTCTATTATACCAGTCTCTTAAGGCAACTTGCTCTTCAGTTCCCTTTTCCTCGTGGTCCAGGATAACGAAGTGCTCATAGACAAATGCTTCAGCAGTCATCCTTTCGGTCTTCGTCATTTGATTATTGAAGGTGTCGATGTAGTCTTTCTCTGCTACCATCTCTGCAAGCTTCCTATAGATAGTGGCTGGCTTACCGGTCTCTGGGGACATTAGTATTGTCTTCATACCATATAGGATAGCCATATCAATAAGTAGGTCAAAGACCCATTGGGTTTTACCCGTATGCGGTGGGCCGTACACGTAGAGTGTAGTACCAAGGACTACGGAGAATGGTTCGTGATAAACCTTAAGGGACTGCTTGTATCCACGTCCCACACCCTCATCGTATACCTTGTGCATTGTATCTCTGTGCTCGTCTAGTCTGCTAAACATTTATTTAGTTAGTTTTTTTTCCACTTTTTCAATCCAAATAACAACATCCATAAGATCACAAGTGGGTATTCCTCGATCACATTCTGAGTCATAATTATTAATACGCCTCATAAGTTCATCCTTAAACTTTTGAGCCGATACATTTTTTAATTTCTTCTTCATGATTAACATATTTCTCCGTAAGTACTCCGAAAGACGTTGCTCAACAGTCGCTTAATGCCATTCGAAGAGAACGGCACGAAGCTTAGTGTTAGCTGCAAGTGCTACGTTCCAGTTTTAATTGAAAGTTCGTACATATCAGCCGTAATAATATTTTTTTCTCCCACCCTCTCTTTTGAGATTTGATACATATCAAAATCATTTTCAATGCCAATGTAGTTTCTTTTTGTTTCAAAACAAGAAAGTCCAGTTGTATTACTTCCGCAAGTATTATCAAGAACCCAATCATTTTCATTTGAGTAGGTTTTAACAAGGTATTTAATCAACTCCAGTGGTTTTTGAGTTGGATGTAATGCTGATTTTTGTTTATCAGTAGCAAAACTCAAAACACTTTTCGGGTATCGTTCTGTACTATCATAAGTTGTAAGCCCATGTTCACCATAGTTAGTAGTCTTTTTAGAGTTTCTTTTATGCTTTGCTGTGCTTACCTTTCTTTCGTGTCCAGTAGTCTTTTGTGGGTTATACGTTGGTAATCTCTTGTAGAATACCAGTATGTCTTCGTGGCTTCTCAATGGCATTCTTTTAGCGTTTAAGTGTCCTGTTGGGGTTGTTTTTTGCCAAATTAGATTATATCTATGTAGCTTCTCATTTGAGAGCATCAACCTTGCAGAAAATTTATCCTGTCCGAAAAGAACTATTGCCCCATTTTTAACTATTATTCTTTCGTATTGCTCCCAAAGTAAATTCAAATCAATGAGTGAATCCCATTTATTCTTAGTTACACCATAAGGTAAATCACAACAAATTAGGTTTATGCTTTGGTCGGGTATTTGTTTCATCATCTGAAGGCAGTCTCCAAACCAAAGAATGTTTTTGGTTTTTTCAAAACCATCTTTGCCACCGCTCAAAAAAATATTATTACTACGTTCGTTTTTCATATCAAAGTTTTGTGTTTAAAATCCGCACCAGTCAGCTAACATGGTATATAAAAAATAGCCTATTAAAGTTCGGTGTATAATATCAATGTTTGTGGTCAGGCTACTTTTCATATACCTGTCCGTTAGCAACAATAAAAATTATTCCTCCCACCAGTAAAGCACCTTAAAGAAGCTCTTTATCATTTCAGGAACATCCCATTCATCACCTAACCAAGTGCTTTCCCCTTCACCATTGTTACAAGAAGGTGCATTGTTTTTTATTCTGTATTTACCAACAGAAGTTGGTTGTCTTTCGTTTGTGCTTACCCAAGCCATAATTTTAAAAGTTGCTAACAAAAGCTATAAATAAAAGCCTTGTTAAGGTTTGTGTGTGAATTGAACTTTGTGTTGAAGGCTTCAATTCATAGCCTAGTCATTACCTGCAAGTGCTTAGACTTGTGCTAAACTTGAAGATTCGTGCTTATCATCCCGTAATAATATTTTTTTTCTCCCCTCTTTTGATTCTGCTAATATTAGAGCTTTGAATATTTGAAATGCAACCTGGGGTACAATTGCATTTCCGTATGCTTTTATTGATTCTTGTCGCCATTTAGGAAAGGTAATTCCGTCCAGTTGGTTGGAAATCCCATCATTTCCGCTACAAATTGGGGATTGAGTTGGCCATCTACCATCATAGTAAGTCCAACTTGCTTTCCTTTCTCCAAACGATTCAGAACGCATTTGTCCTTTGGGTTTCCCCTGTTCCTGTTGTCGCTTGCATTCGGTGTCGGCAACATTCCTTTTTGATTCCACTTCGCTACCGTTTCTTCCAAATTCCCTTTGTTCCTGTTTGCTAATTTCTCGCTGTTTAGATTGCATCCGTTTACTTGGTTCGCTCTCGGTGTCGGTATTAATCCCTGAGATATTTGATGTGATAATGTTGTTTGAACTTTCGTTCCGTCTTTCCTGTACCAAGAGGTTTCCTTCCAAATCCAACCTTTTTCTTTTGCTCTCTCTGGCGTTATGTTCGCCATTGGATTTGCGCTCGGTGTTGATAGCAATAAACCAGACCCTATCTCTTCTATGGGGAGCGTTGACGGCAGCAGCTGGAAGTACACACGGTTGTACTTTGTACCCTTCATTTTCCAAGTCAGCTTGCACCTCGTTGAAAACCAATCCGTCATTCCAACTAATGAGACCAGAAACATTTTCTGCCACAACATATTTGGGTTTAATCTCTCGAATTGCTCTAAGCATTTCTGGCCAGAGGTGTCGGTCATCTTCTTTACCAAGTCTTTTACCTGCTGAGCTGTAAGGTTGGCAGGGGAATCCTCCTGTGAGGATGTCAATTTTTCCTCTGTGAATAGAGAAGTCTGTTTTGGTAATGTCTTCATAAGATATTGCTTTAGGCCAGTAATGTTTTAGTATTCGTTGACCAAATTCGTTCCATTCGCAATGAAATACGTTTTCCCACCCCATCCATTCAGCAGCTAAATCAAAGCCACCAATTCCAGAGAACAGAGAACCGTGTTTTAGGCTATCGCCTAATTTGCCATCGCTCAAAAAAATATTATTACTACGTTCAGTCATTTAATTAAAGTTTGTGTTTATTAATCGCACCAGTCAGGTAACACGCTATAAAAGCCATTGAAAAAACGGCTCTTATAGCTATTCGTTAGGCACAATTAAAACAAACTTTATTGCATATTAATTTCGCTCTCCGTTTCGCTTCTTTTATCTAAGTCGTTTATCCCACACATACCATTACAATCAAACAATGGTTTAGGCTCTCTACCTTTCATCATACTAATATCTTTCATTTGTGGGTAGTCTTTATGTGGTTTTAGAAATACTAATCCACCGCCTTTACTTTGGTCTTTCAACATAGTTATTGGCTTACCTTTAACATTTGTTAGTTCATGCTCCATCGCTGCCATTTTATCAAATTTATCAGGAAAGTCTCTACTCATTTTCTGCCAATATCCAATTCCACCTTGTACGCATCCAGTCTTAAAACAATTGTTATTTAAGAACCCTAATTGATACATATTTGGAACTTCAATACTTGCATCTTGTACAATCTTAATACAATCCTTTTTATTCAATCCATGCATCATTAAAGGAAATAAAGGTTTTGTTTGTGGATGGTTTAAAACCATCCCTTTTGCTCTCTTATATTCGTCAAGTTCAAACCCAAAAATTTGATGTTTCCATTCATTAGTCTTTTCCCACGTTTCACGTACTTGCCTTTTCATTTCAGAACTACATACAGCACCCTTAGCATTGTTCAGTGCTTTGTATCTTCGCCAAACTGCTTGAACGCTTTCGTGCTTTGTACTACTTATAGTCTCAATCTCTATGCCATACCAATCGGCACAGTCTTTCATAAATCGGTAAGTATCATCGTCTTCATTATGTGTATCAATAAAAATAATTCTTACATTTTCTTTACCATACAAATCAATTCCAATTTTACAAGCTACCGCACTTGTAATTCCACCACTCCACCAGCCAATTATCTTATATTTCATATTGCAAATGATTTTAAATATTCCACACCATCTTCTAATGTGTCAAAAACAATATCAGAAACCTGTGTTACAAAGGATAAGTAATTATCTTTTATTGTTTCGTGATTTGGTTCAAGTACAGTTATAACCGTTTTACCCAATCCTTTAGCATAACCAGCCTCACAACATAAACCAATACAGCTCGTGTTTGTTTTTTCAATATAAACAAATAGTATATCACTTTGCTTTATAAAATGCAAATCCCATTTTCCGTACTCATTCACATTCATAATAACCCTTTCGTTATTCTTAAACTCTTTATCTTTTGGGTTAATCCATTCAATATTATCAGAACATTCTTTTACTTTATTAGCCCAATCGCTCTTAAAACCACCAGCTAAATATGTTTTTTGTTTTATCATTGTATATATTTTTCATATTTTATAATTAATAACTGTGCCTAACACGGTATAAAAATAATAGCGGTTTTAGGTCTTTATTTAAGGTTAGTAATATTTATTTAATTCTGTTCTTAATCGTTTGGTTCGTGCGTTTCAATCCGCTACTATTCTTATACAACACGTTACCAACAATAAAAATTACTCGTATTGGTCGCTGTCTTTTATCGTTTCAAGAGCACTAATCCTGTCTTGTAAAACTTTCTTCTCTCTCATTAATAACATTATATCTTCTTCCGCTTTTTTCAAATATAATTTAGTATCCTTTATTGCTGCATCAATTTTTGTCATTTTACTCATGGTGTCTTGTGCTTTTCAGTTTTGTATACGATTCCTCCTGGTACGAAAACTTTACCGTTGTATTTTAGGTGTTCATCCTTGTTGTCCGTCCAAAATAATTCAAAATCGGAATAAACACTAAGATCATCTCGATCAGAGTAGACGCGAAACTTCATCGACTCTTCTTTTCTTAGCTTCAGGATAGCCTCTCCCTCACCCACGAAAATATACTCATGTCCGTAGTCTGCTGTCAATGACTCCACATATACTTCTGAAGGGAAATACAAGTGATAGGTAGTTTTCTGTGCTTTACACGAATTGAATAGGAAGAAGGTTAAGAAAATTATTCCTGCAGCGAGGGCGCTTAATGTGTAAATGTACTTGCCAATAAAATGATCAGTCCTTGTCATGTTGCTTTTTTTTTATTGTTGTTTAATTTTACGTGGAAGCCTCAGGTACCATCTATTTCCTAAGGGCCTCATACTTTTAAGTTCAAAGACAAGAGCATCAATGAACTCTCTATCATACTTGTCTTTTTCTAACTTAAGACAATTCCTACGATTGAAAATAATATTTAAGTTTCGATCAAAGTACTGCCGAATTTGTGCTGAGGTAAACTTTCTCTTGTTTTTATGTGGAAGCCTCAGGTACCATTTATTCCCTAGCACCCTGAAGGTTTGAACTCCATCAAAAAGAATGTCATTGTACACCTGCTCATAGGTGTATATTTCTATTTTCTGACAATTACCACGATTGAAAATAAGATTTAAGTTTCGGTCGAAGTACTGCCGAATTTGTGTTTGGGAAAACTTTCTAAAATAATTTCTCATCTATTTATCTGTTTACCTTGGATTATCTCCATGTGCTTAAGGTTGTATTGGTGTCGTGGCTGATGTAGATTACAAAACTTGAGACTCCAACACGCCCCTTTATCGCGAACCAACCACTCTGAAGTAGCTCTTTTACCACAATTGCATTTCCCATGAACCGCCACGGCTAATTTCCTGAAAACATTCCTGTGGATGCCTCTGGTGCTTTTGGGTCTGGCATAGAAAGGTATCGGTCAAGTATCTTGTCCCTTAAGATGTACTCTGGGGTCAAATACTTCATTCCATTCTCTTGGTGAAACGAATCCATCTTTGCCCGATAAATAGCTTTGTGTATTTCCTGAATGCCATATTTTTCGAAAGCTTCAGCAAAGATCTTCTTAGAGCTTTTATCACCCCTCGACTTCTTGCTGGTAATCTCATTGAATCGCTTGATAAACTCCTTGTACTGGGGGTGATTGGTGATGCTGATCTGCTTAAGCTTAAGAAGCTTGTAAACATTAGCTTCCATATCTTTTAGGGTCCCTGGCACTCTCTCAAGGACTCCACACAAAATAAGTTCGTCTACCGCAAACCATTCCTCACGTCTCTCATAAACCAAGACTTGATTATTACGGAGTTTTATAGGTGTGTCGCTTGGACTCTCCTTTTGACGAATCGCCAAACATATTAGTCTCAAGTAAGACTGAAATGTTTCGGGTGAATGGGTATTGAGGTGATTGAAATCACTTATGTCTAATAGCATGTTTTGGGGTCTTTAAGTAATTGATTGCGGTTTCATTCATCAAAATAAACTTGGGGCCAGTCATTGGGTCTAACTCCCCTTTGGCATTAAGTTTAGGAAACGGATAGACAACTTCAAAGATTGATGTTCCTGGCTCTATCTTACGCGAAATTGTTGATAGCCCTACTCTGGCTAATGACGCAAACACACCTATAGGAATCGCGTTCCACCGCAGGTAATACCTTGCGCTTTCTCGGTCTACACCCTGTTTGACTATTTGTTCCTGAAGATCAATATTGAGACCCAGGACTGGCCTTAGTTTATATGTCATTTGTGGTTTATTTGATTACAAATGTAGCAGACTATTCTAGGAAAACAAATTTTACAATTAGAATTGTATTACTGAGTATTGAATTCCAATTCCAATGTTTAACCCAAAACCGTTGTCCCCAATGCCATAAGACACTGAGGGACCAACGCTGAATCTTTTTGGCTTCAAGCTGTAATTGAAAGAGCTCAGGTCTTGGGTATAGGTATCTGGATTTAATGATGTCGCCATTATCTGTAGCGTATCGGGTCTGAATAGATTCTTCTCCCTATGTACACTGTAATCAAACTTGTTCAAAATCCTCTGCTGAAGGTTAAGGCTGTCTACCCCCATTGTTACAGTTCCTTCTATCCACTCCGTACTGAAGGAGGATTGATAGACAGGCATACTATCACGGTATTCGATTATTGTGACCTCATCTGTGCCAATGTCGTATAGAGTCTCTACATCATGGCTTATAGCGGTAATTGTGTTCTTAAGGTCTTTTAGGGTATTCTGGATTCTCAGGTTTGTCCCCTCTAATCCACGAAGGGCTAACAACTGATCCCGATTCTGAATCTCTAGGGAATTCTTTTGAGCCACTTGATGACCATGCTTGTTCTGCCAGGACCGCAGACTATCATTGAGGGCTATTTCATTCTTCTTAAATGTTTGAGTCCTTTGATTGGATTCAACAATAACACCTGCGGAACAGGCTATTGCTATTATGGCTACTAACCATGCTACCTTTTCATTCATACTCAAATGTATAAAAAAACCCCCATCTGCTTAAGATGAGGGTCAAACCTAACACTACTATGAAAAGTTATGCCAACCAGGATTAATGTGCAAGAAAGAACTTGACAATCCTGAATTGAATATCCTATTATAGTCTCCGGGGTCTATATGCGCTGAGGCTGTCTTGTCGGGTAGTTCCAGGGCAGGAGGATTTTCAATATTTAGGTTATAAGTCCAGTATCGACTTTCCCTTGAGTCTGCTTCATGCTTCAAGTAGCAATTACAATAGGAATACTCTAAGTCTTCCTCTAATGTAACGAACATGTCGCCAGCTTCAGGGAATAGAGTCATTTCCAGACTTGAATAGACACCGATAGTAAAATCGTTGTCAAGGGTCACATCAACTATGCTGATGTCAGGTGGGGCTTCTTCCACAGGGAATACCGTCGAGGCACTTGCGGAGAAAGAGAACACCAAGATGGCCATTAAGCCGAACAGTGTTTTTTTCATCTTTTTGTTTTTAGTATAATAACATTTGATTCCAAACATAGCCACAGATTTCGGTAAATCCTAATTAGTCTGATCTTCCGTTATTAACATTCATGCTGTTAATATCAGTCTAACAACTTTGTAATTGACTGAAAATCAAAATGCCCAGCACTTCGGGTACTGGGCATTTACTTCGAATAAAAAAATTGCTGTCTAAGTTTCGCTCGTTTGCGATACATTTGACGCTATGAAATTGGTATCGCACAATAGTACTCTAATTTCTTCTGAAGCAAAAACAATAGTCGAGTCTATCCGAGCAGGATGGGCTTTTTTTATATACATACCCTCCACGATGCAGTTTTCAGCTCTTTACTGCGTGATCAACAGAGAGAATAATAAAGTGGGGAGACTCTTAAGACAGACCATATCAAAAAAGTGGGGGCAACGCACACACACGACCCCCGACTTGGAAATTAACAAAAGATATATCTGATGCACAAAATTACACGTTTTTTTGGATTAGAAAAGCGGAGTAATCTGGTGGAATGCCAGTTCAAGGGTGTAGACGCTTAATGGGTAGTAAGTCTAAGCATTGCTTTAAATAGCTTTAGACTGAAGGTTCTTGCCTTTCCAAGGATAAAGTGTGAGGTATGTCCAATCGCCAACGACTTGTAGAAAAGTTGCAAACAAAACTTTTGGCTAAAAATTTGCATCCAATCAAAACCTTATTACATTTGTCTCAAACCACACGTAAAATGAGTAAAGATTTAAGCAAATACCAAGACGCATTTTTTGTCAGGCAAGAAGAAAAACAAGTAGCTAATTACAATGATGCTCTGGTTGACCCTAGAACTCGCGATGGCCTTGTGCCAGCATTCGCATTCCAATTTATGATGAAGACCTATGACAAGCATCTGGGTCATGATATTGGGCGAATGATATTTATTGGATCAAACTAAACATTGGCAGTGGGCATTGTGAAAACATCTTTTTTTGTGGTTAAGAAAAGTATTCGCAGTGCCCCTGCTTTAATTTAAAACCATGGCAGAACTATTTAACCGTAATAAAGTAGCATCTAAAGGATTGCACAATTACATCCAACGAATGCTTAAGGCAAAGGATAAACGCGAAGTCTTGAAATTATTGCGGGACTATGCGCCCATCACCAACAAAGCACAGCGACTTATCCTTGGGTTAAAGCCAAACTACTTTAATGTGTTCATGATGCAGAGGGTAGAATACTACACCAATAAGCATGTGAGTGATGAAATGGTGATGTTAAGAGAAGTATTCGTTCCAGAATTATTGGAGCAAATCAAGGAGATAGCCGTTAAGGAAAATCGGAACGAAGAGAAGTTAGTCAAGAATTATATTTTAGGTAAAAACATAAAATCCAAACCGTATGTCAAAGAAAAATAGTGCAATTCCTGTTGGGGATAGAGTACTTGTAATCCCTGATCAAGCCCAGCAAGAGATGTTTGGGCTTATGATTCCCTCTCAAGCTCAAAAGAAAGTCCAGACTGGTAGAGTAATAGCTGTTGGTAAAGGGAAGGGCGAATTGGAAATGCAGACAAAGGCTGGGGATACAATTCTCTACAGTGACTTTGCTGGAACTGAAATCAAAATCGATGATGTTGTTCATATCATCATGCGTGAAACCGATGTTTATTGCATCCTTAAAAATGAAGAAGTATGAGAAAAAAGTTAATTGAATTCGATAATGCCAAGGAAAAGATGGCTCTAGGGGCTAATAAACTGGCAAGGGCTGTTTCATGTACCCTGGGACCAAAAGGTAGGAACGTTGTGCTCTATCTTGAAGATGGCCGAATGCACACGACAAAAGATGGTGTGACTGTAGCACTCTTTACAAAGTTCTTTGATCAAATAGAAGATGCTGGTGCCACGTTCCTTCAGGATGCATCAAAGAAAACGGTTCACCAGTCAGGTGATGGGACAACTACTTGTACACTCGTAGCCAATGCGCTCATCCAGCAAGGGGTGACATACCTCAAGGATAAGATGCACTCTGCTGTGGAGTACACAGATGGAATTCAAAAAGCCTCTAGGAATCTAATCGAAGAGTTGGTGCAGGAGTCAATCGAAATCAATGGGGATTTAGATATGATTGAGAATGTTGCTAGGATAAGTGCCAACAACGATGCTGAACTAGGGAAAATCATCCGTGAAGCTATTGAGGCTGTGGGTTTAGATTCCATCATTCAGGCAGACGACAGTGGGGACAACACCACTTCAGTTAAAGTAGTAGATGGAATGGAATTCCAAAATGGATTCAAGCACCCTTACTACATTAATGACCATAAGGGTCGGTGTGTGTTTGATGACAAGAGTGACAAGGTGAAAGTGATCATTATAGACAATGACCTTACGACACTGAAGCAAGTAATTATGATGATGAAGCATATTGGGGAGAACAACCTGAAGGCTGTCATTGTATGCAATCAAATGATTGGTGAAGCAGATAGTGTAGCCCTTGTCAATGTCCAAAATAATGGGCTAAAGGTTTGTGTAGTCAATGCCCCAGGCATGGGGGACCGAAGACGGGCTTATCTCAGGGATTTAGGGATATTCACTGGTGCCACGGTAATCGGTGATGAAACGGGCACGGAGATCGAAAATTTCAAGCCAGAATGGATGGGTACTTGTGAGAAGTTTGTGGCAGATGCTAAGACCTCCCGATTCATTATGGGGGGTAACGTTCCTGACGTTGTTCAGGGCGATATTGATTCTTTGAAATTAAAGATGGTTAAGCCTGGCCCAGAGAGTTCAATGGAAGCAAGGGCTAATTACACAAGGCAAAAGCAAGAAGTAAAGGATCTCTACGAAAAGAAGAAGTTGATTACAAATGAGATCGGAAGTATTGAGACTCAAATTGGTAATACAACAGATGCCTTTGCTATCAAGAAGCACAAAGAACGCATTCAGAGGCTCAAGGGTAAGGCTGCAATCATCTTAGTAGGGGCACAGACCACTCAAGAGCTTCGTCAAAAGAAAGATCGAGTAGATGATGCCATAAAAGCTACTCAAGCTTCAGTTGAGGAAGGAATCGTGCCTGGTGGTGGTGTCAGCTTCTATAATGCCATGAAAAGGGTAACGCTTAATGATCCTTATGCTGGTGATGAGACACCTGAGCAAATAGGTTACTACGCATTCCTAGATGTGATGTCTGAAGTTCTGATTAAGATTTGCGAAAATTCAGGGTATGACGTTGCCTCTACTATAGCAAAGATGGAAGCTCGGAAAGACATGCAATTTGGTCTTAACGCAAAGAGTGGTGAATTCTGCAACCTGATAGACGCAGGGATCATCAATCCTACTAAAGTTGATCGTGTAGCAATTGAAAACGCGACATCTTCAGCTTGCACAATGCTATTGTCGGAGTGTGTTATATACCCCGATCCTGAAGCATTTGAAGAGGTGCCCCAGCAATAATTGAATGCAATTAGTTAAACCCTAAATACAGAGTAAAATGCCAGAATTAGATAACGGTGAACCCCAAGCGTCAAGACCATTGACTTTTGGTGAGAAAGCAGTGGGACTAAGATTTAACCCAGGCGGTATGACTGAAGTAGATGAGTGCAAATCTATCTTTGCAGAAGCAATTGATCAAATGCATGATTTCCGAGAGTTGGAAAGCTCTACCAAAGGTCAAAAGCGTCATGCTTCTATTGCCATTACAGAACTTGAGTCAGCACAAATGAGAGCCGTTAAAGCTCTTACTTGGAAAGACTAAAGTAAAGCCAAGGCTCATTTGCAAATTGTCTTTCATTGTGGCGGGTAGTAGGAGAATCCTACGACAAATGGGTCTTGGTAAATTCGGAAGTGGCGAAATGGTAGACGCTATTAATAGGATGATGTTGGTGGAAAAGAAAAGCGCACCCAACTAAAAAACATCCATGTAGGTTCGAATCCTGTCTTCCGAACTAATAATCAAATAATTTATATTCATCTAAAAACCGCAAAATGAACGAAGCAAAAATGTCAGAACCAGGATCAAGACAGACCTGTTCATCAGTATTACGTGATATTACTGATTCAATAGGCCATACCCAAGATGTTCTAAACGAACTAGAGCGTAATATGGGTCAATTCTTTGACTCTTCCTCAGAAGATGATGCCAAAGGGCCCATAGCTGCAGAAGCAAAAAACTCCTTGAATGGTGAGACAATCCATGAGGTAGTGTTTGGTCATGGTGACAAGTTTTCTTTTCACACGCTAAACCAAATTGCCCACTTAACTAGTACACAGTCGAGTCAATTGACAAGGATTATGGATCAAATAAACACGAACCTTTAGTAAAACATAAGCCAAGACCCATTTGCTTTTTACAAATTGTAACTCGGCATGGGAAACTCCCATTAGTAGGTGGGTCTTGGTAATTTTATAAACCACAAAAAGAATGATTATTACAGCCAAACCAATTCGAATCGGTACTTCTGGGAGCAATGGTAAGTTCCGAAAAGAAGTTTCCTCATTGTACGACATTCATAAATGGATGAGTGAAAAGAGTGGTGAAATGCTAACGGTTAAGCTTAAGAAGAATCAACTTTTCTCTCAGCCCAAGACTCATGCCGAAAGCCGTGAACAAGAGTATGCGATAAGACACCACGCAAAAAATTTCAGATCGGCAGGAGAAGGTTTACGATCAAGCCCCTTTACTTTTTGAGTAAATGAATAATTCAAAAAACATATTAGAGTCTTTTGATTTTCTGGACGAGCTAGGTAAAAGCTGGTCTAAATCCAGAATGAATGAGCCTGGCAGGATTGTCAGAACATCTAAGGGTGTCATTGGGAGGATAGTAAACTCAGAGCCTTCAGTTACAAAGGGGAAAATAGCAGTCTATACCAAGGAAGATACTATCTTGTGTAGCCCTGACTCACTAAGAACAATTGGATTCATAAACTAAGATGAACGAGGATCACTTTGAATTTATAGAGTATCGGATGTCCATTATTGATGGTCTAGTCAGGAAAATAGCAGTTTACCGTGAGCGCCCAATTGTTGTGACTGGGAAGTTTATAGGGTTTAAAGAAATAGATTTTGATGAAATTGACCAGTTCCAAGACTCATGGACTGAAGAAGAGAAAGAATTATACAATCCAAACCACAATAATCTAAAACGCTAATGTCAACAGATGAAATTTATACTACTGGATTCCATGTAAAATCTTATGAAATCGTTACTGATTTTCTAGAGGAATTAACTTACAATGATCAATTTCACCCCGAAGGTGAGAGAACTGTTTTTGTCACAAAAACAAGGGAGGTTCCTGTTATTCTTTACAACACCGTTCTGTCTATAGACAAACCTGTTAAGGCTGGTAATCACTATATGGAAATGGAGACTGAAGCACTCTTTATTGCTGTGGGGACGGAGCTAGTGAGTGTTAAACTCTTGAATGAAGTTGAATTGTTTGCTTATAGCTCTCCTGTTAAATTGGTGCTTGTTAGTTCACCCTTTGATGAAGCTGGCCAAGGATTACATCTTGGGGAAGAAGACATGCATTTGCGAGTACGTCCAATGTCACCACTAGACTGCTTTCCTGGTCCCATACCTACTGAAGAAGATTAATCTACAATGATCGTTAATATCAATGTACATATCAAAGAAAACAAGGGAGGTAGTCCGGTTGAAGTTTGGGGGGCTCTGCGCCTATTCTGGGACTGTATTAGAGAGCGATTGGCAAGTAGATCACCTTAAGCCTTTGATTAGGGGTTATGATGGAGCCCCACGGTTTCCTGAGAGGCATTCAATTGATAACATGGTTCCTTCTCAAAAAATCATTAATCATTACAAGGGAACACTCGATCCAGAAACCTTTAGGTCTTGGTATCTTGGGGGACTCCATGAGAGGCTGAAGAAACTCCCCCGAAAAACTAGGGTCAAGAACACAAGAAACAGGAAGAGGTATTTAAGGCGTGTTGCCTCATTCTTTGATATTACACCTGACACGCCATTTTCAGGAATCTTTTATTATGAAATACATAAACCACAACATGGGACAATTAGAGGAAACACCAGAAGAAAAATCAAAAAGATCAGCACAACTAATTGAGATGGCCAAGCTGTATCTGCTTCAGATTGACGAAAATCACTTAGAATCAGTGTCAACCCAGCTACACACACAAGCATCTAGGCAGGAGTCAATGTCCATCATTAATATGCATTACTATCCAGAGAAGACGCAAATACTAAGAGCTCAGGCTGGTGCTTTGGGTGCTTTGTTGTCATTTATTAGTCATCTCAAGGAAATCGATCAGTTGAAAAAGACCTTAGACAAAGCCAAGCAGGGTAGGGAGCAAATAGATAGATTGTTTTTGTAGTTCATGCGTCACAAAGCCTATAAAACTGACTACAGTTGGCATTATCTTCAGATCAAGGAAAGATTGAAGAATGCTTTCATAAAGGATGGATTCAGTAGATCTTTTTATGGTGATTACTTGAGTAAGGAAATACTCTATAGCCTCCTGTTTGAATTCAGAGTGGGTGATCCACCTAACTGTAGCTCTAGGGGCTCAAAGAAAGATTGGAGAGACTGGCATATTGTTCTTGAGACTCATGGGACTTGGCTCAAGTTTTATCAGTTCTATCTTTGTTCAGTTGATATTTATGAATGGAATAAAATAAAATGAAAACAGAGCAAAATGAAAAACAATAAAATTATAAGCAGTTTTAAATATTGGGCAATCACTAGAAAATGGTTGTGGCAAAGAGTCGTTTTTGATAATGGTGTTGTTGGCAGAAACTATCACAGATATGACCATATCTTGTATTCTTATTGTCAAGGAATGGGTGATAATGGAGAGTATGGAGGTATTAATACCGTAATAAAATTACAAGTGGAATCATCTATGCGTAATTGTGCCTAACGGTTTGTATATGAAATCGGCTGACGATAGGAAGCTGTTTTATATACCGTGTTAGCCATCTGGCTGTGGTAAATTAAGAACTAAAATTAAATAGAATGAAAATATTAATAGCTTGTGAGGAGAGCCAAGAAGTTTGTAAGGCTTTCCGAGAAATAGGATTTGAGGCTTATAGTTGCGATATGCAAGAATGTAGTGGTGGTAAACCTGAATGGCATATTGTAGGTGATGCAGTTGTAGAAGCGTATAGTGGTAAATATGACCTTATGATAGCGCACCCACCTTGCACTTATATTAGTAGAGCTGGTGCAAGATGGATGTACCCAACAGCAGGAAATTTAAGCCAAGAAAGATTTAATAAAGCAATGGAAGCGAAGGATTTGTTTATGAAATTATTGAACGCTCCTATACCTTATATTGCTGTTGAGAACCCAACATTGTTAAAAGTAGTTGGATTGCCTAAACAAAGCCAAGCGGTGCAACCTTATGAATACGGACACCCTTATAGTAAAAGAACTCTGCTGTGGATTAAAAATTTACCACTATTAAGCCCAACCAAAATAGTAAGCGAATATAAGCCGTACTTACCAAGTAATACAGGGGGCAAAAAACGAGGGCAGAAATATCAATTTAAGAACATAAGCCAAAAGGAAAGCAGTAAAACTTTTAGCGGAATTGCAAAAGCTATGGCTGAACAATGGGGAAACTTCATTAAAAGCGATAATGTAGCAGCTTGTGGCTAACGTGTTGTATATGATTAAGCGATAGCGACCCTTTTTAGGGTTAATTATATACGGTGTTACCTGCAGTACGGATTATTAAAAACGAAATATGAAAAGAAACAAAATATATTTAGGGGATTGTTTAGAGTTGATGCCTAAACACGTAGAAGATAAAAGCGTTGATATGATTTTTTGCGATTTACCTTATGGAACAACACAAAACAAATGGGATAGCGTTATACCTTTTGAGCCACTTTGGGAACAATATAAGAGAGTTATAAAAGATAATGGAGCTATTGTGTTATTTGGCTCACAACCTTTTACAAGTGCTTTAATTATGAGTGAACCTAAAATGTTTAAATACTCTTGGTATTGGTTAAAAAATAGAGCTACTGGAGTTTTAAACTCTAAAAAACAACCGTTAAGAAATATTGAAGAAATTTGTGTTTTTAATATAAAGAAATATAACCCACAAGGATTGATTGAGGTGAACCAACCAAGTAGAAACAGCAAGAAAGATTACGATAACTATGGGAAAGGAACTAGTAAACAATACACTCAAAAATACACAAACTACCCAAAGCAATTGATTGAGTTTAATAGCGTGCAAAGAACAACGCACCCAACAGAAAAGCCATTAGATTTAATTGAATATATGATTAAGACTTACACAAATGAAGGTGATTTGATACTTGATAATACTTGTGGAAGTGGAACAACTGGAAGAGGAGCGAAGAACTTAAACAGAGATTATATTATGATGGAGCAAGAAGAGAAGTATTATGACATTGCTTGTAAAAGACTACTAACTTAGTATTGCAGGTAACACTAAGCTTCGTGCCGTTCTCTTCGAATGGCATTAAGCGACTGTTTAGCACCGTCTTTCGGAGTACTTACGGAGAAATATGGGTTTTAAAAAAATAGCTCACATCTCCTGAGCCTGGGCCGACACCTCCCGCAGTTGTATGTTGTCGCCAGTTTCATGCTTCAGGTACCCTCCACATGACGCAGAATTCAGGCCCGGACATGTGAGCTATAGTGCAAATCTAGCTTTTTATCCAATCTGAGCAAACATGTATTTCACTCTTATGTCTGAGTCGCATAAATACCCCATGGCCTTCTCGTGATCCTGCGCTATTGGTGTTCCCCTCTACTGTAAGGACGTACCCATCCCCGAAGTCCATTACAATTACCCCCACATGAGCCACACGCTTTAGTCTAGTGAAATAGAGTCCAAAAGTCCAACCTTGTTGGAATGTAATATGATCGCCATCGATACCCCTTTGCCAGACAATTTTATCTTTTGGAAACCAACAGGGACTCCATGCGGGACAGGACGGACCTTCTAATCCTATACTCAGGAGTCCATAGTTTGCGAAGCAAGCACAATATGGGTTTCCAGGCTCAACTCCGCACCCATTGAAGAAAAGATCGATTAGCGGACCTCTATTGGAGGCGTTATCCTCTTTTGCCCCCAGATATGATTTCAGGGTATCCACATACCATTTTTCTGTGGGCCTGGGTACTGAGATGTCTAGGTATACTGTGTCTCGGATGAATATACTATCCTTTTTCAAGGGCTCTTGGTATGTATCTGTTATAGTATGGCCGCTATCATTGCAGCCGCACAAAGAACAAAGAATGCATAGATAGATAAGAAAAATAGGGGTCTTCTGAAGCATTGGAATTCTGGTTTTTCGGTTTTTCGTATTGTCTTAATATCATTCACAAACTCACTATCTAATCCTACCCCTTCACCATCTGGATCGGTGAAGTAGTCAGTGACTAATGGGAAGAACCTCTTAAGCATGTACCAAGCGCCCATTAAGACGATTGAGAACACACCGATACCCGCCAGAGACGACATTAGGTACCTCATTGATATTGCTGGCATTTCATCCGGGCCAAAAATGTACCCAAGGCCGTACAACCCCCCATATACAATTCCAACCCACACTAGGATATTAATAACGTCTTTCCCCATTACCAGGGACCAAGCTTTCTTGATCAATTTAATTGATTTACTTTTTTGCATTTTCATCTTTCATTTTTTGAATTGATAAATCTCGTTTGGCTTTACGCTCTTCGTCTCTTATTTTTTTTGCTGCAGCTCTTTCTAGTGCAACTTTAACTCCAGGCCCCTTTTCAAGAGCTAGTTCCCATGTTTTCTGTGTAATGTCTACCTCATACTTTTTAGCCATCATATCCTCTAAAGCTTTTTGGGCTGTTCGATTAATTCCTGGCTTATCAGGATTAACCACTTCCTTAAGATATGAGTAGTGAACTAATTTTTGTTCTTTCTCAGTGATCCTTTCTTGTGGGATTTTCTCGATGTAGTTGTAGAGGGTCATTGTATATCGATAAGTCTCGTCGTCTAGGTCTTCAACAAACCTACGGACTAAAGGCATTTGGTTCACACTTCCCTCTTTATCAAAAGTAGCTATGCGAACTGCTTCTTGGGCTATACCCCCAAAAACCTCATTCATTATGTAGTCAAAAGTCTCTGGACTAATACTCACACCCATTTTGTCATAGAGTTGTTGGGCACCCTCTATGTAGGCTTCATTTGTACTTTTATGGTAAATCTCATGATCAGCCTTTCCAATAGTAAATTTCGGATAAATTGGACTCATCTTATAATCTTTATTCATGGAGACCTCAGCACTTTGGGAAGCAAGTACTGGCAAAAAGGCACTTACCCAGTTAGCTTGGTTCCCACTCACAGGGTCAACCACCATTTGTACCGAATGCAATTGATTAAAGAAAGCTCTGGCTGGTGTGATCCTGCCAGATTGAAGGTCATAAGCAGCTTCACCCATTGACATAAATAGTCTTAGGAAAGAATAGGATTTCGGAATCTTGAAGGGCTTTGTTGGTTCAACTGGATTATAGATGTAAGTGTTCTGAGTCCAGTCCATCGGTGATTCGGTCATCATTTTTAGCTCATCCTCTTCATCCATCATGCTGTAGAGTAGCATTTTGTTTAGGTAGGCAAATGAGGCTGCTGCTGCCAGAGCTTTTCTACCAGACTTTGACTTGAGTAATTGCCCAGTCTTGGCCACACCCTGTATTCCTGCATTAAGGAAAAGGTACATGCTATTGAGAATAGTCATTTGAGACCCTTTTTTCTCAAAGTTTAGGGATATGTTTTTAGCGGCTCCCGCAGCCTGTTGTGGGGATAACCCTGCATCCCTGAGTGATGCATATACGGCTAGTCTGTTGGACATCTCAAAAACCTCATTGATTCCTAAGGCTGTGTCCATCATGGCGTGAAGCGTCTCTTTGGCCATGTTTGTCCCTTTGTTTGCTTTAGACTTCTCACCAAGTTTTTTTAAGCTGTCAACCTGATCTTGTATCTGGCCATAGTTAGCCCATGACATGTACATCCCTTCAGCCCTTGCCTCACTCAGATATTGCATCATGTCACCCCCTTGGTCTGTGGCACCAAAGTAGTTTTTAGCAATTGTGGGTCCAGCAATACGAAGGTTTGCTAGATATGCACGTCGAATTCCCTTTAAGTCATATCGATCTTTTTCCACTCCTAAGTTTGCAAGGACATCCTGTGTATCACGAGCAAAGTTGGGAACACCAAAGAATATGTTAAGGGATGTTATGAGAGACCGTTGGAAATTAGTCATTGCCCCAAAACCTTTGATAATTTTGCCCTCCCACTTTCCTGTCTTTCGATTACTTGGGATAAGCGCATTATAGAGTCCTTCATGCCTAACCTCAAGATAAACGATTTTACCCCCGGGCATACGAACCTTTACTGAGTTCGTTTTCACATTGTCAGGAACAAGGTCATTGTAAGAGATTATGTCTCCCGTATCTGGATCGATGTCAGGTATTCCTCTTGCGGTATGCACTTTCCATACTGAAGGATCGGCATTTTGACGAGCAAGTTCCACGAGCGCTCTATTGGCATTATTCTTCTCTACTTTCTCAATGGTTTTGGCCAGGTTTACTACCGCTTGATTTAATGGGTCATAGACTTGCTCTGAAGTATATGAGCCCCTTCCTTCAGCGGCCAGGATGTCAGGAGAAGTGCTACCACCTTTTTTCTTTGACTTTGAGTTAAAGAATGCAGGGTCAATAACAACGGGCATGTAGTTTGACCATTCAATATCTGATCCTGTTTTATCCCCATTTAGTAGGGCTTGGTATTGCTTTTCGTCGATGAAATCGTTTTCATAGAGTATATCAAGATTCTTTTCCAAAACTTCCTCCCTGAATTCTTGGGCAAACTCATCTAGGTCTTTACGCTTTCCATCATAGCTATCTAATATGGCCTGTGCGTCTTTATCGCTCATTCTGGCTCCTTCCTCTACAATTCGATATAATTCCACCTCATTGTTCTCGATAGCCTCAATTTGGGCAGCGTAGAACTGTTGTCCTCTTGTGGTTTCAGCATTTTCCATCTTAGCAGTTAGTTGAGCAACTTTTTCTTCCTGCTTCTTGATTGACATATCCCTGAGTCTTGCATTACGCTCAGGAACGTGAAGGGCGTACATGAATTGGGAAAGGTCTGTGAGTGTTAATCCCTTCTTTTTCATTCTTCCATTAAGGGAAGCTTTGTTCTGCTTTCTCTTTTCAAATACGGTGCTTCTGCCTGATATTTGGAAAGTGGTACCAGGGTCCGCGCCATAAATATAGGTCTTGAGTGCATCGATTTGTTCTGCAGTCTTTGATCTAACAAGCTCTCGTTTCGTGTAAGCATTAAGTGCGTCTGGTAAGTTTTTACCCTTAAGCTTCTCGATAGACTGTTGAATTTTCTTAAGCCATATATCCCCATCTTGGAAAGCTTGCCTGAAGCTGGTAAACGTTTCAAAGCCTTCTGTTTTAGATAGGGGTATTGTCATGCCAGATTCATTCAGAAAATCAATTTCCCTTTGAACCCTTCCCATTAGGACATCGGCCAATTTCTCATCCATGCCTAGTTTATCTACGACAAACCTCGTGATTGCTGCAGGGTCAGCGCCTCCTTGCATGGCCATTACGATTGAAGCTCGAATCTTCATGAAGTCCCTTGACATGTTGACTGTCATAAACTCCTTGTAAAGGTTCTCATTACGAAGCTTACCATCAAACATTGCTCTCAAGTGAGGGGAAAGCGCCTGATTCATGGTAAGCTCTTCAGCCACTTTTTGGGTAAATCCCTCTAGTGTCAAGTTCTCAATTTCCTTGGCATTCAATTTACCAGACCACATACCAGAGGCTATGAGGGGCTTAGTAAATTGATTGAATGCTGTGCTTAAGAACTTGCGAAATTTCTTTCTGAAGTTGTCGGGCTGCTTATCAACCTCTAAAGCTTTATCGGCTATGGCATCAGTCAACGCATCTAAGTATGGGTTCCTAGACTTCCTTTTTTTGGCTTCTGCCAAATACTTTGTGCCTTCCATCATTTCCTTCACTTGATGAAGTAACTCAGGTCGGTTTTGCATTGCTGGGAGTATCCATGCTTTTGCAAAAGTCTTGAAAGTTTCCTTTGGGGTGATTGTGGCAGGATTGAAGTAGATGTTCCCATCCATGCTCACAATTACTTGTTGCCCCGCATATTCATCTCCGAGTGCTTCAACTTGCTCTTTGAATTCTGAGAAGTCAAATGAAACTTTTAGTCCAGGGAATGCTTTACCCAGTGCAGTTGCAATCTTGGACGCATATCTGGTATTGGCCTCAGTTGACTCTTGCGTGTCTGGGAGTGTTACCGATTGCATATCGATACCTTCGAAAGCCTGTATAACTTGATCCCCCAATAGATCCCCAAAAGTCATCACGGCCATTGCCTCTGCACCGTTGTATCCTTCAGCTTCTAAAGCCGCAATGATTTCCTCATTAGTAAACCCTTGTGATTGCAGCAATTCTATAATGGCCTTAATCTCTGCGTGTTCATTAAATCCTACTTGGAAGAGGGGTTTGCTCTCAGCCTCGACTTTATCAATTTCAACATTACGATCATCAAATACGACATAATTTGCGTCGGTGTATTCCTTATTCCGTGGTTTTGGTATACCCATGGAGAGTGTTCCAACAGGATAGCGGATGCCATCGATTCCTTTATGGGTCAACCTCATTGATGCTTGTTGTGGACTCATGTATTTAGTGAGCGTAAAATACAAGAAAGCTCCACTAAAGAGATCCGCATCAGTTAAGAGCTCGACTAATTTATCAGTGTCATTATCAAGATCGTATTGCTCGTTAAAATGCTCCATGAGCACCTCATGTAAATCTGGTTCAGCAGCGTATGTTTTCCCATCATTTGTGTCAAAATAAATTTCGTAACCTAGTGCCTCATAATCACCTTGCTCTGAATTGCTTACATCAACAGCTACACTGTTTGGGTCTGGTACTTCTAATATTCTACGAAGTTGATCTTCTGGCAGTGCGTTTTTCCATTCTAGGTACTCGTATTCACTTGGTTCTTTCCCTTTATGAATGGTAGTATGATAAACTTGGCCACCACCAATTGTCCATGGCTTAACCTCTCCGCTTTTTATTAGTGGAACAATTTTGGCAAAGGCAGCAGCTTTTTTATGTGTGGAGCTTTCTTTATTTGGATCATTCTTAGCCCCTTCAGCCCACTTCTTCTCAAAGTATTCTGCCCTCTTAATGTAATCGGCCTTGAGTCTAGGGGATGCATTCATGAGGTTTGATTCAAACACCTGATCTAAAGCCTCTCTCTCGTTATAATCAAAATCTAAAGGATCTCCGTCTTTTGATTTGATTTCCCAATTTTTAGTGTCTTGAATTTTTCGTGAGAGTGTTGTAGCATAATCCTGGGCTATTTCTTTTTTACTTGTGAAATAGAGGCCATAGCCAAAAGCTTGAGCACCCTCACCAGTCCCAATCTTATCTGAGTTGAACTTATCAAATAAAAATGGTGTTCCGTGATATGCTCTGACTTCTTGGCTGGTCCCTTGATTTCCAAAAAGGATTATTTGTTCTTCTCTTGATATTGGTGATCCATCCCCATAATTTTCAGTCGCAGATGGTGGGGTTTCCTTTCGTTGTCGAGGACTCATTGCAGCCCTGTTCTGTACGTTTCTAGCCTCAGTCTCTCCCGCTAGTGATTGGTATAGCTTGTGAGCCACATCACTAGGGACTCTTTTAGAAATTATTGCTGTTTTCTCTGAGGTTAATTCTTCGGATTTGAGTGTTTCAATTTCAGCTAGTAAAAAATCACGTCTACCATCAAGTGTTTCTAAAGCTTCTTGTAACACTAAACTTACGGGCTTACCTAAGTTCGCATCTTCGCTCTGAGAACTGAAATACATTAATTCAGTTGATGCATCATAGGAGCCTAATTTCTCAGTCCCAAAGTTACCTTGTATAAGAGCATTAAGATTGTCTTTAGCTACCCTTTCCTCTCTTTGAAGTTTCTGAATTTCATCCGTTAAATATCCATTTTCATCAGGTCTTTCTTTTTTATTCAGGTCATACAGTTCTTCTGTCTCTTTCTTTTTTTGCCTAAAAAGAAGTGTCAGATCAGAAAGTTCATTTCTAAACGCTTCATCAGTCTGAAATTTATTAAGAACATCCTGAGTAACCTTTTTGCTATCAGATACATCTAGCAGGTCTTTTCTGGTTGCAGTGATTGCAGACGTAGAAAGTTCATTTTGCTTGCTTGCAGGTAGAGATGCTATGACTGATTGTGGATTGCCTCCCATAGCAAAACCTTCAATCATTTGAATAGCGTGTTGCAGTTCGTGTATGAAGGTCGATCCCTTGTCTTGAGCGTATGGAGTTACTTGAAGCACTTTTGTTTCAGAGTTGTAAGACCCCTGAAGCCCCCCGAAATCCATGAAGCCACCTTTTTTTGATATTTTAATATCAAGAAGAGCTGGGTAAAGCTTGAATATTTCTTCGTATGGACTAATGACTTCGGTTATTGAAACTGTTTCAGTACCAAAAAGTTTCTGTGTAGCGAGAGCTTCAAACGCTTCAGTATTGAACATTGGTGGTTGTACTTCATACTTCCACTTTCCGTCAGTACCTCTTGCCCATCCTGTTAATCCACGAATGTATTCTGCACCATCTTTAATTCCTGGGTTTAGGTTGTTCTCTAATAATTGCGCCCGGCCTAACTTCTCCTTGACTTCATTATTCAGATTAGCATTTGAACCCACAAACTGGAATAAGGCTTTCCCATTTGGAGATAGACTATTTGGGTCTATTGGACCACCTTCTTCAGGTGTTAGTTTCACACCTAGCTCTTGCCCTCCCAGTAGATCGAATATAGCTCCATCTAGGAATTCATCGAGGGTCATCTTGTCAATGGATTCTGTCTTTTGCATGAAGAAGGTTTCACCCAAATATGCTTTCATCTTCTCGATCCAGGCAGTGAACTTATCTACCATGGCCTTTGAGCCTAGTGCCTTACTTAAGTTCTTGGCACCCCTCATCCCGATCGCTTGTACTAAAGCCTCATCTCGTTTCTCGTATTCAGTTAGGTGTGCATAGGCAGGATTGTTCTTGATCTCTTGGAATATGGCAGTTTCCTTCATCAACTGATTGGCCTCATTGTAAAGGTCATAGTTGGTGGCCTTCATGTGCTCAATGTAGATGTGGGCAAACTCATGTATGGCAGTATCCCTAGTTGCTGCTTGTGGGTTTATGTAGACTTTTCCGTTCCAATAAAACCCTTTGACTTTGTTGGTGTCCACGGGTATTCCCATCTCCGCAGACACTTTGGCTGCTGCTTCATTAAACGCTTCTTGATCATAAACCACTGGAACCTTAATTGCCTCAAGTAATTGCTTGATGGAGTTCCCTATGAATTCGGAAACACCTTTGCGCCTGGTCTTAATTACATCGGTAGCAGCCTTAGTTCGTACTTGGAAAGGAGTGTCTGGAACTGGTTCATTTGCCTTTGCTTCAGCTTTTTTAGCATCGTCCTTTTTGATTTGGGCCTGGGCACTTAGTTTGTTGAATTTTTTCCCAGTGAGTTCCCCCATTAATTCATCAATGGCAACTTGCCCAGGTGTTCGGCTAATTCCATTAGGATTGGCAATCATAAAGTCCACGATGTCATTACCGTCTACCTGAACAGCTTCGGTACCCGTGTCCCCTTCTCCTTCTGAGATATTGTCAGCTAGTTTTGCAATATCTGAAACTATTTTTTCCCCTTTCTTGGCAAACCATGTTTTCGCAAGGTTGAAAGTGATGTTTGTCGCATTGCTGTTTCTGATAAAGTCTTCTCTCGATATAGAGTTCTTGCCTAAGTTCTCAGATATGAGTCTATCCATTTGGCTCAGACTTGATTGCTGAAGAGTCTGATCCATGTATGCCTCAGAAAGACTTGTTTTAATCTCGTCTAAAATCGTATCATATTGATCGCGGATTTTGTCAGACATTTCCTGTAAGTGGGCTTCTGTGTTGCCAGGGTCTTTTATAATCTTCTGCTCTGTTTCGTACTGAATATCTTGCATTATTTGACTTGGAACAATCTCTTGGCTCCCGAATATCTCATCCTTGATACGTTGTACAACATCAAATATCTTTTTGACTGCTTCAGTAGACTTGGGCGGTGCTGGCTGGCGTTTGGCATTTTTACCCCTCTTAGTCTTTACCACTTTAGCTTTAGGGGCTTTAGTGGATGAGAGTCCTTCCGATAAAGCTTCAGTAGATTTTTCTAGGTTTCCTCCCTTGACTGCTTTTGTGACTTTTTCTGCAATTGGGTTTTTGTCAGTCTTACCTTCAGTTTGAACAGGCTTGTCGGGCTTTGGATCACCATCAGTTTTAGTGTCAGCTTTGTTCTCGACTTTTCCATCTGTTTTCTTTTTTGCCTCTAGTAAGGGAGAAATTAGTTTGTCATACTTCTGGTAAATCGCATCAAACTTCTTCTTGTCAGAATCCGAAAGTTTAGATCGATCTACTTTACCGTCTACCCTTGCTTCATCTATGTTTGGAATGGCTTCGGATAGTTCGGTTTGCTCTTCTGCTCGAAGTGTTTCTACCTTTTTTGTTACTTCTTCTTGCTCCCGTACTTCGGTGTCGGTTTCGGCTTTATTGTCTTTTTTACTTGGTAGGTCTTTTTTACTGGCTTTTTCATCTGCTTTTTTCTTTTTTATGGATTCATCAAGAATGGCATTTGCTTCAGCAACATTCTTCATTGATCCAGCATTATAATCTTCAACACCTTTTCGAACTAATCCTGCAAGGATTTCCCTGTCCTGTTCAGACATTTCCATAGGGCTGTCATAGCCCATTCTCTTTAAGCCTTCATCATTAAAGAAATTCCAGACATCTAATTCATCTTTAAATTTAGTAGCCTCTTCAATCTCACTGGCTCTATCTTGAACTATCTCTTCTGCCCTTTGTTGGGCTTCTCTTTCGGGAGTAGATTGTTTTAGTCCAAGGTCTTCTGCTTTTCCTGTTTCTTTTAGTTGTTCCCAGGAGTCATAGGTTTGATCCCCGTCAGTATAGCTACCATCTTCCATTCGAACAAACGTCCAACCATCTGAAGCGGTAACAGAAGATGGCTCATCATCAATATCATCATCAATATCATCATCTATGAATTCATCGGCATCAGCATCGTCAGCATCGGCATCATCATCAATATTATCATCTATGAATTCATCGGAATCAGCATCGGCTTCTTTTGCGGCTAAGTCTCTTGCGTTTTCTTTCTCAGCGTCAAGTTGGCTTTGCCTTTTTGATACATTTTCATCAGTCAAGTCTGGCATTTCACCTTCCCTTGATGGATCGTTTTCTATGTCGCTTTCGATACTCTTTTGCGCTTCGTCTTTGGTTGTCTTTTTAATTGGTTTCTTCTTCTTAACTGGCTCTGCCTTGTCATCGATCTTTGGTTGATTAGAGGTTTTTCCAGGTTCACGTTTAATACCGAGTATGTCATCCATCTCAAGTTGAAGTTCCGCAGCTCTTGTTTTCCCCCTTGCTCGGACAGCAGCATTAGCCCCGTCCATATCACGCTCAAGCTTGGTAGCCTCCATCATCAAATTGGTGAACCTCATTTGATTTTCTGTAGTCAACTTTTTGGGTATGAACTTTACCACTTCCCTAAGATCATTTAGCTGCTGAAGCCCCTCAAGTTTAATTGATTCGTCTACACCGTTTTTATCATAGTAAAGCTCTAGGTCTTTGCGTAAAATCTCAAAACCCTTTTCATTGGAAAGAGTTTCTTTCATTTGGCCAAAGGTTCTTTTTCTTCCTCCCAGGATAGATGTTATCGCAGTAATAAGGAACCCACCATATCCACCACCAGCAGTATTCTCTCCAAGCGCTTTTTTCCACTCTTCAGTTAAAAAGTCTGGGCTATTAAATTTTGTTGCACCATCTTTTACAAGTTTGTCATACCCCTTTTGCATCAGGTCTTGTAGCTCAAACTGAGAAGCTTCAGTAAGTGCTTCCTCTAGCGTTCCTAGAGCCAGGTCTTTCCCGTTTTCTTTGACATACTTACCAATAGCTGCTTTAATTGATTTGCCCTCTATTTTTATTGCACCACTTAATACCTGATCAACAATGTATTTTTGAAGCTGCTTTTTTCCGAGCGCACTTATTGCTTTACTGGCTCCCCAGTACTCAAGCATAGTACCTATTGGAGCGTAGACAGCAGCTAGTCTTGAGGCATCAGCGTAGGGAATACCAGCGTCCATTGCAGTCATCATCATTTCATCTGCTGACAGGGCTGCACCAACAGCCATACCCGCTGTGGGTCCAGCTAAAGCCGTTGCTGCTGTCATCTGTACTAATTGACCCATAACTTGGCCTGTAAGTCTCACAGTCCCTTTGCCAAACTCATCACGTTGGTCAACAGGTGTGCTCATCCATTCCGAAGCGTCTTGACCCATTTTCCACATTGCTGCCATACCGATATCTTCCATATCATGCTGTGCTTGACCGTATATAGCGAATGCTTTTAGTGATTCTGGTACATCTCCCCCTGAGCTTAGAATTGCATCATAGATAAACCTCTCAGGAGCTCTCAATGCTCCATCCACAGCAGCCACAAGACTCGTTGCTAGTCTAGGTAGATTACCTACTGTGTTATTGGAAATTTCTTTGGCTAAAATTTCAGTCCTTCCTTGTAGATCACTACTAACGTCACCCATTAATCGATTGTACTCATAAAGGTCATTTTGGGTGTTGTATACTTGAGCCGCAAGGTCTTCAATACCTGGATTAAGTTGGTTTTTTATGGCCGCTTCAATTTCATCGATCTGTTCCTGAGGGGCACCGTTTTGCTTAAGCATGTTGACCGTCTTGATCAATTCATACTTAGCTGCTTCAGCCTCTACTTTTCTTTGAGTGAGGTCTGAGAGTTCTTCGAAAGTTTGCTCGTACATCACCTGACCACTATTGAGAATGTCCTCTCTAAGTAAGTCTGCTTTTTCGGCATTTTCTTTCAGTGCTTTTTTAAGAGGTGCATTCTGGCTAATATGTCTTAAAACGAATTCCTCTGTTGAGCCCTTATCAAGGGACTTCCATTCTTCTGACTGAGCCCGTAGTACTTGAACGCCATTGCTTGGGGCATAGTTATAGGTCTTTGGAAGCTGGACTGGACCATCACCCATTATGTATTCTGCCTCTTCCCTGTCTTGATCTCTAAGCTGAAGGGCAATAGCAGGATCGGTTAGATCAAGACCTGATCGATCAATAGTTTTTTGAATATCCCTTTTAGCCTTAGATAATCTGTAGTCATCTTCGGTTGGAAGCCTGTATCTTAGAGGTTCTGTTTGAGCTCTTGTGTCAGGAAGGTCTAAACCATGCTCAGACCTTGATACTTCTTGTTTCTTTTGGTAAGCGGTTTGAGCACCTGCTGGGTTTTCGGCTGGTGCTGCTGCTGGGCCTTTTGGTTTCCATGAGCCTTTTGCGAATTGTACGGATTCCTCTTCAGTGTCAAACTCAAATACTTCACCCCTTTTTATTGCTTCTTCCCATGCAGCATCACCCTCAAGCTGAATCCACTTATCAGGATTATCACTTTGATCTTTGGGGTCTTTAGGGAACAGTGTGGGGTAGGCTATGAATTTACCATCTGAATCCCCGCTTGCCATTAAGACTGAAGATTGTTCCTTAGGGTCTTCGGAAAGGGCTACTGATCCACTCCTTATTTTACGGGCTTTTTTAATATTCTCCTTACTTGTGCCCAGAAATTTGTTGGGTTTTTCTTCTGGTTTTTCAGACGAACTGGACGTTTTTTTTTTGAGCCATCTTGTGGTGAAGGGCTCATCATGCTTGATACAAACTGCTTTTTATAGGAATTGACTTTATCTGAGCCGGCTATTCCCTGACTCTTGAGATAGGGTCTGCCATAAGTTTCAAAAAAAGAATCCAGAATAGCATCTTTCTTTGTGCTATCAGCTTCCGTGAATAATGGATTTGCCTTTAATTGGGAAATTGCTTCTGAGTATGTTTTTTTAGGATCAGGCATGATTTTTTAATTTGTAGTTAGTGTATCGGAGGCGGTACCGTTTAAGATGTTACTTATGATAGCATCTAATTTTTCTCCGTCAATTGTTACTTGTGGTGCTGATTGTGCGTCATAAGCATCGCTTGCCCCTTGCAGAAATTCATCGACTGATGCTGGCGCTTGATTAAACCGAAGTTCTCCGACAGCATTTTCATAAGCGCGAGTAATGTTTGGTCTGATTATCCTTTGCTCTTCCAGCATTTCTTGAGTCAAAGGAATGTAAATTGTTTCGGTTTCTGTCTTAATACTTTTTTTACTTAAGTCTTTCCTGATTATTTCTGACTGCTGTTCAACAGTCATCTCATCTGTGACCGTGCCTTCATCAAAGTATTTGCCGTTTTCTAAAGCAGCAGTAACTTCCTGATCAGTAAAATCTTCAGGCTCTTTTTTGGATTTATACTTGCGCTGACCCATCATGATGTGCTGCCTATCTGACGTATTGATCATTAGTTGCTGGGGCCAAAACTCAGAGAGGTTAGTAGTTGTCTCTACCCCATCATTATCGTAAAAAGTAGTATTCCCATACGCTTCTGATTGTCTTGGGAAAAACTCAGTCACAGCCCCTACTGTTATGGTGTTGTCCCCCATTGTTAAGGAATTTACTGTTGGACCGCTGTTGCTTCTCCTTACTCTTCCTGCGGCTACGTCTTGGTTATCGACATCTCCATAAACATTTGTTCGAATATAAGTAGATGCAGTTGCATCACCGTATTTAGTATTGTTTCTGCGCTTAACAAAATTCATCATTTGACTCTCATTCGACCAGAAATTCTTGTCAATACCCTTCTGATAATACTGTCTTCCCTCTTCGGTTGTAGCAACCCACTCAAGGGCTTGTTCTTCAAAATAAGGCTTATCAAAATCAGAGCTTTTCAGAACGTCAGGAAGATCATGCGGTATCCATTCATCTTCTTTTCGAACGAGTAGTGGCTTATTGAATTCTTCACGTTCTTGAACACTCAGGGACATGTACTCTTCTTGATTTGCTAGACTCTGTTCAATATCAAAGTAGTCACCCGCTTTTTGTGTCTGAAGCTTGCTGTTTGCCTTATTGAATAATACTTTTTGCTGTGCTGATAGATCGACATCATTGGATAGGCTTTCAGTTAATTCATCAACTTCAGCTAATGTTTCCTTATTGACACCTTTAGCACGGAATATTTCACGGGCTTGGGCTCTGACTGTTTCTTTTTTTTCTGTCAGTTCTCCATTGACATCTTTATTGAAACCCTTGGTTAAATTGACATCGACTTTTTCAGCTTTTGCTTTTTGAACTTTCTTCTCACTAATTTCTGTCTGTATGCGAAGGTTGTCGGTCGCTAATCCATCTCTTAACTGCTCTCCTGCAATTGAAGTTCCAAATACTTGAGCTTCGCCACTACCCTCATTACCACTGAAATTACGTCCTTTTGAATTTGCCATTTTAAATTAGATAGTGTCAGTATTAAAATTCCCAATATGGGTCGCTTTTTGAGTCTGCGCCTGGTTGTTCATAGTTGGGGTTTGGTATGTTAACAGTGTCGGTAGGATTAGTGAGTCCTTCAGAAGTGGTCTCTTTTTTTTTACCCTCACCCTCACTAAGTTTTTTAAGAAGAGCAGCCCAATCCATGTTCTCGCCCAATGCACTAGCATTTGCGGAAATTCCATCTAAAGCACCAAACATATTTTGAAGTCCCGATCCTTTGAGTGAACTTGCTAATGCAGCGTCATCAAGGAATGGTTGCATTTCATTTGTATCAAACTGCATTTTCTCCCAACTGGCCATAGTATTGAGTTGACGGTTTAACTGTCCCTGATTCTTGTCTTTTCTCTCAGCGCCCTTGATGGCTAGGCCAAGGACACTATCATTAGTGCTCTCACCAATACCCATGGCAGCTTCTAGTAATTGAGCAGGATTCCTTGCTCCTTCACGAGCACCTGCCAGGGACCTGGATGCGGACTTATCTAATTGTTGCTCATAAACACCTTGAGCAGGAAGTAGGTTTTCTGAAGCAAGCTGCTTTGATCGTTCTAGTGCTTCAAGCGCGGACTTAGGTATGTCCATGTACGGTCTCTCAAGCCCGTCCTCTAGCTTGTTTCCCCGTATATTTTGCACTATACCCATTGTGCCCTTAAAGATGTCGGGGGCAAAGCTTGCAAGTTTTAAAGCTGCTGATGCTGTGAGTGGGTCCATAACGAATTGAATTTTACCAAAAATAAAGAAGCAAAGATATATATCCTTGCTTCTCTGTAATCTTTATCAACGAATGAACGTTACTTCTGCGTTTGTTAAGGCTCTACAAGCCTAGTTGACTTATCGTTTTTCCAAGATCATCCTCACTAATTTCTATTAACGAAGATTTTTTCCGTGAAAACGTTAAACTGAATCGTTCGGCATTTCCTAAGGTCTTGTAACGTTTTCTAGTAATTCTTCCTTTTTGAATAATAGCTAATTCAAGAATATCTTCAGGAGAGAGAAGAACGTGATAGAATGAAAGGGTGTAATGCTTTGCCCCGCCTACTTCCGTATATTCAATTTTCTCTAATCCCCCGTCTTGCAATTCTGTTACCTCTGGCTCTACTACCTCTGGTTCTATTACCTCTGGTTCTATTACCTCTGGTTCTACTGGGTTCGGTAAACCCTTAACCCATCTTTGCATGAAATTTCCAAATTTTGCTATCCCATTTCTACCGTACAAAGCAAAAGGATGATGATCAATTTTATACTTTTCTTGGTAAGTGGCTGGGTTTGATTTTGAGTAAAATACATGGAAGCCGAATCTATCTATTGACCCGATAGCTTTAAAAACAGTGTCAAAAAGATCCCTTGTTTTCGGATGATCTGCCCCATAATAACTACCCATTTCTGTGATAACAGGAGTAGTTATATCGTTTAAAAAATCAAGACTCAAATTTTCAAAAGAAATCTCTTCATCACCATTGTCTTGCCCTGCTGGGGAAAGATAAATATGGTAAGCAGTATGCACCCAGCTAGGAATATTAGCTCCAAAAATGTCATTTAAAGCAGTCTTAACTTTTACATTCCACTCACGTCGATAATACATTATGGCACTATTAGAACTATCGTAAGAAGCTCCGCAAACAATAACAGGTATAGTATTAATGTCAACACATGCTTCCCTCGAAACAAAAAATCTTTTTAGATCATAAATGTAATCTTCAACTGAGTATTGTTTAGAAACACCATTTTTGTGCAAATGGCCAAGAGCAAACTTTCTGAGGTACGTTTCGTTTGAAAACTCAATAGCTACCAATTTTGGAGTCAACAAATTTATTTTTTGGACTATTTTCAGTTGATTTTCAAAAGTGTCGTTTATGTTCCATACCCAAATAATATTAAGACCGTGCTCATTGACATACGAAGCCATTTCTTGCAACTTTATATCATCAATGATGAAATGTCTATTTGAAGGTAATTGAGACTCTGGAACGTCTTCTATTTTTGCATAGGTCTTCATGGACTGTGTTCCCCCAGGAAGTCGAAGAGTAGTTACTTTATCAATAATAGGGAGACATTTCGAGAAATCAGTGTCGTCGAGCTTAGTTGTTACAATCATTATGTCAAGGGTTTAGTTGAAATTTGACACAAGGTATGAATTAGTCAACAAATTCATTATTTCGTTGCTCTATCGCTAAGTTCAAACGCTTTCGCTCAAGGTCTAGGCGCTTTGACTCTTCCTCGATCAATTTGATTTTAAACTCTTGTCTAGCAAGTTTAATTCTAAAGATGTTGTAAATCATCAATACGGCTATTGCTAAACTACCAAGTGCCTCAACGTAAGGGAGCCCTCGAAATAATGCCCAAGTATAGTAGCCTCCTAAGACTACGTTCATCCATACCCATTGGATTTCTCCATGAGCTCCTTCTAGTAAATGTTTTATCATGTGGTCAGCTTATTAATTATCCAGGTGTATATGTTGGCCCCAGGCGGGTTATTCGTAACGTAAGTGCATTCTAATCCCCTAAGGTCAGCTATGTCTTTAAACTTCTGACTGAAATTAGGGTGGTGAATTAAGTCTCCAAATTCGGTAGGGTCATCAGTAGAATCGTTATTTTCTATGTACACAGGAACACCGACAGGATTGAATAGCTTATGTAGGTCTAAGCGTTCCCCGTAATTCCTTAGAGATAATGTGTCAAAATCTTCAACATTTCCAGTGGCGGGTATTGGCATCCCGTAAAAAGGATATATCAGGTCTTTTATATCATTGTTTGCTAACAGGGAGGTAAAATTCCAAGTAGTGAAAAAGTCTCCCCACTTTCGAAAATTTAAAGGTTGAGGTCTTCTTGCGGCTACAAAGTTAGGAGTGGTTGACTCACCCCTGAAGTTGGTTGACCCTGCTAGTGCTAAATTGACGCTTGAGAAGTAAACACACATTCCCGCACCAGCCGACTTGCCATACATGCAAACATTATTTTTGTCTATCCCAAATAAATCCGCATCGAATTTTATTCTCTGGATTGCATCCCGCACATCGGAGTATGCTTTTTTAACACCATCCCTATCAGTTCCGTCTGTAATAACAAATCTGTAGTTCAGGGAGATTACGGCAATATCAGCATCTATTAATGAGTTTAGGCCATTGGCTTCAACTGATGAGTTATAGACCCCGGCTTTACTTCCGCTAACGTAGCCCCCACCGTGGATAAAAATAAGCAAAGGCTTAATTGCCGCACCCCCTATTGGTTTGTAAAAATCAAGGTCGCCTCTTTCTACACCCTTGTACTTTATGTCTTGATAATACAAGGTGTTTATTGCAGAGAGAGGTCCGGGTAATGCTGATGGCTCTGGTAATGTCATGTTGCTTTCATTTTTAGCGTTAAAATAATTGTTCCTCTATTACATACGTCTGCCGTAACGTCAATTCTCCCTACTAATATTTCAGGGTCATCCACATCAGCATTAATTGTGTGATCCCCTTTTAATCCGTTGTCCCCTGACCCAGCCGTTACGGTCGCAATATCCCCCGATCCAACTCCCTGCACTATCTTGAAAACACCTTCGAAATCCGCACTCTGATTAGCCCCTTGTAAAGACACAATGGTAAACGTGTCAGATATACCTAAACCCGTGTTGTTTGATGGGTTACATGGATGGTTAGTCCCTGTGGCTGAATTTGACGTTGATGTGAAGTAAAGGGTAGTAGTATCTACACTAAGCCACTTACTTCTTGATGTGTCATACTCAAACATCTTTCCTATATCCGTCCTAAAGAACCTCTGATAATCATTTGGAACTAGAGGGAATGCTGTTCCGCTTTTAGCCCCAGAGTCCTGCGCTTGGCTGTTGGTGTATATCTGCCTAATAACTCCATCAGGTAAATCATCGAGAGTTGGTGAAACATCTCCCAAAGTAGGGTTTATTCCCAAAATTGACTGCACAATATCAACACCCTGAATTCCATCTATGGTGTCTGCATCGAATGCAATCTTTATTCTAGTAATAAAGTCTGCGGTAAGCATTTGTCTCACCCTATTCCCTGGGCCCATAAAGACCATGTATTCTGGCGGCACTGCTGACAAGTCTCTTTCCTCTGTTGTGGTAAGAGTAGGACCATTGTATCCTGCCCTATACTTTGGTGATGCTTCAGTAAGCCAATCAGCAGCAAGAAGAACTTCAGTAATAACAGTCCCGTCACTCAGAGATGTTCCCACAAAATCTTCAGCCATCCAAATACGTCCAGCTATCTTGACCCATCGGTAAAGGTTTCCGTCATGATCTTCTAGGTAATCTAAAGGTGGCTCACCAAGGCCGTCAAATACAAATCGAATCCCGATACCCTCATTGGAGCCAGCATCTCCATTGACAATAGAACCATTCTCAGTAAGAATTATTCTCTTATCCGTTCCGTAACGAAAAGCCGCATAACCATTTCCATTCGGATAGCCGCCATTTGCCTGAGACACATACCCCGCAGGATAAGCGTTAAATTGATAATCATCCGTTCCTGCCCAACTGCTTGGATCAGTAGATTGTCTTGGCCATGCGGGGTGATTGTCTGCCGTAATATTGAATGTAACAAAGGTGTCGGCCACCTTGCTCCCCTTTAGTTTGACACCATCATCACCAACATAAGCGAGTAGCGCAGCCATTTCTAATTCCGTAGGCATTCTCCATCCAGTAGGGGGGAGAAGCGCATTATTGGCGGTATCCGCATCATACAGATTACCGTAGCCCTTGGCCTCATCCAGATCAAAACTCACCCGATCCAGAATGAGATCAGTTGTGTCGTCTTTGTAATCGCTATCAATAAGGTTGTCCTGATCTTTGTTGACCATTTGAGCATAGGAAGGAGTCCCTTCAACAGTAAATAGTTGAGCAACCGTAGCTAGGTCTTCTG